GACTTGATCCCAGACTTGATCCCCGACTTGATCCCCGACTTGATCCCTGACTTGATCCCAGACTTGATACCAGACTTGATCCCTGACTTGAGCCTTGACTTGATCCCAGACTTGATCCTTGACTTTGGCTAGCAGCGATGCTGCATAGCAGCCAGCTAAAGGTGAGTCCACCCAGATCATTTGCTCGGGAGGATTTAGGCCAGCAGCTTCATACGCCAGCCTTACTCCTTGTTCTGCTTTATCTCTATCGGCAGGCTGGGTACTGAGCCCGACTTTTAGCCATTCCTCTCTTTTGATAGGAATTAAGGCTTCCTGTTCAGGGGTTAGACGGTTGATCATCAGTCGATTACCATCCTTTCACCCTCTGGCGTGTATTCGCGTTGGCGCACCACTTGGTACCAGCCTGGTTCGATGATGATCGTGGCGTGTTCTTGGTGTGTTAGTTCTGAGGGTTCTTTTACCTCTAGTAGCATCGTTGTTTCGGGGGTGCCGTAGAGTGTTGTGTGGTCGCCTTGAACTTCGTGTAGGTGGCCGGTTATTTCTCCTTCGGCTAGGATCGCTCGTTTTTGTGGTTTTCCTGGCGTGTGGTTTTTGGGGTTTGTTGGTTTTAGGTATATGTCACCTTGACGGTACATGATTGGTTTCTCCTTTATTTGGTTTCAATTGTTCTGTTACCAAGGTTTCCATTCTGATTTCGCCGTGTCCTAGGGTGACCCAGTAGGTCTTGTTCTTTTCACTCATCCCTGCCCTCCGATGCCTAGGATCTCTTTTGCTTCTTGTAGTCGTTTGAAGTCTTCCTCGCTACCTCCCGCATCAGGGTGTAGGCATTTCACCGCCTCTCGGTACGATCCGCCGTGCTTGGCGATGAACTGCTCAGCTTCTTGTCGGCTCATACTCCCCGAGCCAGAAGGAAGCCCTAGCCAGCCTGTGTACTGCTCACCGCGTTTGCTCACCCCATACCGGTCTACTTTTCGTAAAGCTTCTAGTGAGAGTGCTATCGCCCGTAGGTTATCTTGCCATCGGTCGAAGGTGTCTGTGGCGTATTTGAGACATCCATGAACAGAGTCGAATGCTAGAATAACTCCGGGGTGTGACGGTCGCGCTCGTCCTTTTGGGAGCCCATCTAAGCGGACGTCTGATTCCGAGAGAGCGAGTTGGATCACTACGTTCGTTGCCTTCAGGAAGGATAGTTCTCTGCCTAGAAGATCTAGCGTTTGGCCATAGCTCGCCGAGAATTGAGAGTATCTGCGCGCCTTGGTTGTCTCCCCGAGCCACTGGTCTATTGGACGGAAGGTTAGGTTCATCCCTGCGCCTCGTTCCAAATTGCTCCGAATGAGTCCAAGGATTTGGATTCGTTACTGCAGCCTTCGTTTAGGGAAGTTTTAGGGAAGTTTGGTGACCGGCCCTGCACGCTTTTGACTGCTCCTGACCGGTTCGTCAGGTCCTCGCGTTTTCCTAGTACGTTAAGTAACTGTCGGGGTTTTCTTGTGTTTAAGCGGAGAGGGAGAGATTCGCCTGAGATCGCCCACCATATTGGCTTCCTCTCACTCATTCCAGTTACCCATTCTTTCTAACAACAAATCATTGTCTAACGATTGGCGCATATACTCAAGAAGGCCGCGCATAACCCAAACTCTTTGATCAGTAGTCCAATAAAACAGTTCCGTGCACTCATGCCCTTCCTCGTCACGGTACTGCATCTCAACAATCATCATAGCGTCACCAACTTCAACATCGGTAACGTCGCTCGCTTTAATACTTTTCTCTAACCGTTCCATGAATTCCGCGGTTTTCTGCCCAAGTTTAGCCACATTCATGCGATCACTTAACAATTATCCTGCAACTACCGTCACCGTCTCCCACTTTGATCGTGAAAGTGCGTGAAACACTACTTGGTTGTCGATCATTCATCAATTTATCATCATATTCCCACGAAAAATAGGCTAAACAAATAACCGCCACTAAACATATAAGCAAGGCAGAGTATATGCATATATAAATAAAATCTTTCATCGATCGACATTTAATAGCAGTTTATAGAATTAATAAAATTAAAGTATTCCGTATCGTGCATTCTATAAGCGATAGATTCTATAACCTTAACAATTTCATGTAACTTACTCATGCGTGACAACCAATCGCGACAACAGACCCATCGGCAAGGTAATGCTCCTCAACCTTACAGCAACCAAAACTAGTTCCTTCCATCATCCACTCGGGCAAAACTTCTAAGTTGTTTTCCTCTGCTTCTTCAACTAGCTGTTTGGGTATATAGGCTACCCAGTCTTCATCACCACCGTTACACGATAGCTGCTTGAATTCTTTTGGTACATCCCAGAAGTGCCATATCGTTATAGCATTCGCGGGAAGTTTTATTGTAGTCGTCCAGATATAATCACTCATCGCTACCCTCCAGTCCCTCTACTATAGGCGGAAAGAAACAGTCATCTACAAATTGTAGATTGGACTCTTTGGGCCATATCCATACTCCACCAGCCGCCAGTTGGAGAGCATAATATTCGCCGGAAATGTCAGATTCTTTTGCCAGTATTTCCTCCAGGTTCCTCATCCATCCTGCACACCAGATCTCTTCACTTTTTTCCGCCATAAAGTGCAGTAATTTCACATGGCTAGAAAGGGGGAAACGTTTACTCATCGCTACTCTCCTCAGCCCTCAACATGGTGCACAGTAGAAAAAATATACGCTGAAGCAACACCATTCCAATCATCAACCACATAAAACTCCACCCTATAAACAATAGCATCAAGCGAATCCTCAGGGAAAACACTCCACCAAAAATTGAAGAAATCACTAGCGCGATCAAACCCCTCAAGAGCAACATCATCACTCGTTACATCACCAAGCCTCTCCTCCCTCACAGAAGTGACCGCAAGAGTCCCCAACCGCTCACCCTCACACTCAATAGCGCACAAACTCCCCGGCTCATAACTACTACGCCGCCTGGACACAGTCTTAGAACCATCCATAACCTTGCCCGCCAACTCAGGCGCAAAACGCATAACTCTCATAGTCTTATACACATGCTCAACACTAAAACCCATCAAACTCTCCACCCTCTAGTAATAGACTCAGCCACAATCAACATGTGCAAACAAATACTATATATATTAGAAACTATCTGCCGAATAGCATCAACAGACATACCAGAAAAAAACTGCAAACGGTTAACATCAACACCATTCTCATGCGCAACCTCAACAGCCTTAACGAGCGCCATACCACTATCAAAAAACTTGTCAGCCGCGTCCTGAACACGCTCAATAAACTCAGTATCACCAGGAAGATCCTCAAAACACCTATCCCGACAAACAGAATACTCGTAGATACCACCAGGACAAATATCCCTATCACCACAACAACACTTAATCTCGCCCTCACTAAAACCAGCAAGACACTCAAAATCACTCAACCTGCCATTAGCAAGTAAATCAATAGGCCTAACACCAGAACAAGGCGTGATAAGCCAATTCGCCCCCTTAACATCTAAAGCCCGCCCCAACAACGAATGAGTATGCAAACCAACAAACGTCGCAAAACTCTCATGATCAAAATCCATAACAATAAACCCCTAAAAACAAAGACAGTAAAAAGTAATAAAAAATGGTCTCAATTTCATATTGAAGACATTTTTTATTATAACACAAAAACCATGCAAAAACCAAAAAACCCATGAAAAACCAACAAAACCCAAGCGAAAACCCCACAAAAACTGGATCAAAACCCACAAAAACTAGATACACAAACAACAAAAACTGGGTAAACAACCCACAAAAACTGGGTAATATCATCCCCCGTTTTGGTTTTTAGGGGCCTGGGAGGAATTATGGTGGGGTACCCTTAAGAAAAAATGAATTGGTCTCAGAATGGCTGTACGGGGCTCACAGGGTATAGTCAATGGGGGGAGGGAACATAACACTGGGGGTTTGTGGGTGTTTTGTTGTGGTTTTGGTGGTGTTGTGGTTTGCGCGTGGGTTTATTGTGTTTTTATCTTATTTGTTGTTATATTGTTGTTTTGTTTGTGTTTATCGGTGTTTTTGTGGTTTTTTTGGGGCGATTTTCGTGTTGTTTTTGGGGTTGTTTGGCTTTATAGTTTTGTTGTTGTTATTATTGTTTTTTTATTAGTTTTTTACTATTTTTTTGGGGGCGATTTTGGCTGTTAGAGTGAGTGTGCTGACGAATGATAGTGTGGGAAGAATCAGTGACGAATTAAAGAATCTTATAGGTATGGCCCATGACTGTGGTGCGGTAGTAGTACTCTCTGATGAAGAAGCTAGTAAGCATAATGTTGAGGAGAGTGGTAGTGTTGTTTTTAGCGACGATTTGACGGCGGATCTCTGCGTCGTTTTGGGCGGTGATGAGACGATCTCAAAGGCTTTGCGCGCTACCGCTGGTAGTGGCACACCCGTATTCGCGGTTAATTTTGGCCATGAAGGCCTCCTCTCTACTAAATACCGTAACGACTATTACTCGTTCCGACACGCTGCGAGGGTCGCATTGTCTAGACAATTTGAGATTATGGATATTCCGGCAATAGAATATAGAACAACTAATGGCGATGTTGGTTCAGCTTTTAGGGACATATCTATCCGTCGTGGATTAGCTGTTAATAGCTCGGAGTTGTTAACACTTTCTTGCGCCGTCTCCGATGTAGAAATTGGTCGTGTCCCCTGTGCTGGTATAGTCGTGGCAACTGCTGCTGGTTCTACCGGATATAACCTCGATAATGGCGGCCCAGTGATGGCGCTAGGAGTGGAAGGGTACGTTGTGTCCTTTGTGGCGCCGCGCTCGTTCGCATCGCGGGATCTAATTGTAGCGCCACAAGACTGCCTGACTGTCTGTAGCCACGACGCTAGTCAAGACCCCGCTGTAGTGTACGCAGATGGTGTACCAGTTGCTGAGCTTGGTTGTGTCGAGACAATCGATATTACTTTCCAGCGGTCAGTTAGCAGACTAGCGCAGTTACCTTGCGACAATTATTACGAGCGCTTATGCGATACGTTTGGCAAACTGGCGCAATGGTACGAATATGAGAGATGATGAGTACCGCATAGAAGTGAGGAAACGATACCACGGTCATGAGCACGGGTATGCCTGGGATTGGCGGGTGATGCGGGTGACAGGGCCTCACATGCGCGCGGAGAAAGTAGCGGAATATATCTCGTATGACGGTGAAGATAAATATAGTGTGGTCAATACAGCTAGAGCTATGAGGACGCGCCGAGAGGCTATTGCGCAAGCCGAGGAAGCTATGTATGACTACAGACTCATGACGTGGGAAGTTGCTCTGACAGATTTTTAGGTATAGACTTTATTCTTTTTTTCTTGGGCCTTTTGCTATGCTTATCGATCATCAATAATAATTTACTAATTTATTTATTTTTTTACTTGACATGGTCTACATCATGTACTATATTATAAGAGTAAGGTTAATTACACACAAAGGAACGAAACAATGGAAGTAACACTAAACACCAAACTCTCAGACATCGGCTACGACAACGCAGACAGCATCGGAGAAGACCTAATCTCAGCAGACTACAGCCAAGAATTTGGATGGGCCTGGGAGCGCGTCACACGCAACAACGAAGATGCTACAGTCGCCGATCTCAAAGCAGCGTTAGAGGACTAGCCGCCAAAACGGCAAAGGCTAATCACAAAGGAACGAAGCAATGAACTACACACTAAACATCGGTGACAAAACAATGATTTGGGCAGACGAAACTCATTGGGACAACATCGGCTGGGTCATCAGAGAAGGAATCGAAAATGTCTATCCTTACGAGGAGCAGCCAGCTACACTGGCTGAGGTCCTGAGTCTAGCAGATGACAACGATCGTGAGGAGATCATCGAAGCCCACAAAGACATGATCGACGAAGCCGAAGACAGCTATAACAAACAGCAGCTAACAAGTGAACTCGAAGAATCACTAAACAACAACTAACAAAATGAAGAAACAAAACAAACACGTAAAAGAATACAAACAAAGCAAAGAAAGAAAAATAGACTGGGTAATAACAATCGCAGCACTAATAGTAATATCAACCATAATAGCTATCTACTAGAAAGACAAACAATGAGCAAAGACATCACAACAACCAACCAAGAAAAAATAGACCAAATAGAAAAATACTTATCCCACAACCCAGAACAAAAAATTAACGATAAAGGTCTCTACAGAATATCAATCAAACTACCTAATAGCAGTAACGAAGACATATACCATATCGCAGGCTACATGCTCGTAGACTGGCTACGCCGACAAACAGGCTACCACTACACGTACACAAAAAATGCCACAGGAGAAATAACACACGCCTCATACTACGTAGGCAATGCTTGCTACCCAGAAAACGAACGCATACAGCCTATCAATGAAGCACCGACGCTCTACGAAATGGCAATCGACTACTTATTGGATGATAGGCGATTAGACATCAAGGAAGTAGAAGAAAAATTGGTTATTCATCGCGATTCACCAACCATAACTTTCTACAAAACATTACGCTCTTTCGCTGTATCGAAAGATGCTGAGCTCCATATCGTAAAAAGCGCAACTATAGAAGATGTGATAAACGAAATTGCCTCCGATAAAGAATCGGCAACAGAAATCTACGATAAGTGCAAACATATTATCAGCGCCGTCGATCTCAGCGATTATGTTAAAGACGAACTGGGAATAGAGCTAGAAGAAGCTGCTGAATACATAGAGGAATACTACTAACAACATGGCGACCACACAACATACAACCAAAACAAATATAAGTAAATCACACAACTTACTAGGGTACCTAGCCGCTATTGGCCTCGCTCAAGAACTCCACACAATAGACCCCACAGCCGCCACACACTGGGAAGAATCACTAATAGTAGACAGCACCCTATCTACAGATGACATCGAGAACCACCTAGCAAATGATTACGCACCCGCAGGCATCATCGCGCCGTGGCAAACCGCTAATGGCATGTGGGCCAAGGAAAGTGAGACCAAGCAAGCCCTAGAAAATGTAATCCTCAAGGCTGCAGACAGGAGGGCGAAAAAACTACAACTGGCCTACAGCATCGCTGAGGATGTGCTACGGAATCATCTATGCAGTATCGGTGACGTGAGGCCAGATAAAGATACTCAAGATGAGATACAACAAGAGATAGCCGCCAACTACCCAGATCACGATATAGGCAAATACGCTGCGCTACTCCTCGCGTCCACCCGGCCGCTGCCCGGCAACAAAGGAACCAACGGCAGATACTCATACTCAAGCGAGCACATAAGGGCGGCAGCCAGGCTCATCAATCCCGACGAGAAGAGCCGTGCTAGAGACCGTGTAAATAACTGGGCGCCAAACATAATCAGGCACAACAGCAATCTACCATTGAGCAGAGTAAACTATAGCGGCCTCCTCGCGCAACACGGTAAGGCGCTCGGATCAATTAATGCCGGCACCGCAAAAATCGGTAACCCGCTACTCCTAATGCTAGCGATGCAAGGCGCCATTGCCACAGAGTACGCAACACAATACAGCGACCCTAGGCATATCCTTGCGCCGCTGTGGCTAACCCCGATGGTATACAGCGAACTGACAAGGAGAATATTATCGGCACCTCGACACGTGTTGCCGGCCCTCCGCGCATTAAGCGCCGATAACGCTGATACCCGAGCCTTCCCCACAAGCTCTCACGATTGCGCAGCATATAGATATGAGAGGGGTTTCATCGGCCGTGACCAGATACACGCACGCCGGCTAGGGTACGTATCAATACCAGCACCTGATAAGTGTATCGATATCACTATCCCGCGTGATGGGAGTAGCTACTATCACATCACGCGCGTGAGCGAGCCGCCGATACCGCCGCACAAAGATCGACCAAACTATGAGTCACTAATCTACGACTACCAGGTTAATCCGGCTGGCCTAGACGGGGTGCCGTTAGAGGCCGGCAAAATGTACCATCTCGCCGAGAAACAAATAGTGATCAGCCAAAGAAATAATGCTATAGAGTGCTATATTGTCAGGCATAATGGGCTGGCACTAGTGAGGGATTGGGTGATAAATAAGAGTGATGAGGCCAACCCTATGCGCTCGTATCTCAGCGGTAGACAACTGCGTGATGTAGCCGCACGTCACAAAGCAAACTACTATGGCATAGACCCTTACCTAGTTAACAAATAACAAGATTGACAATAACCGCAATTAAGTTGACAAATACCTTCTGAAAGATTGACAATGACCACGAAACAAGAACAACTACTAGACGAAATGCTACGCCTAGAAAACGAAAAACGAGCATTGCACTCTAAATTAGACGCGATCAGGCAAAAAGAAAAAAACGTGATAAAAGAACTAATAGCAGACAACGTCAGCATATACAGAATATGCAAACACAGCGGGCTGAACGCTAACATAGCAGGCGCATGGGCAAAAGAAACACAAAAGGAACAAAAATGATAGAACCATACAAAGAGGCACAATCAATCATACAATTATATAACGCCGCACCTTACGGCATAATCCCTCATAGCTCAGAAAACTATATCCGCCACACCATCGCCACAATATCGGTAGATGACCTAAACAATAAATGCCCGCAATGCCACAAGCACTTTGTCCACGCGAGCATCAACGGCATAAAATTATGCCATGAATGCTACGACGAAGAAATATCGCGATGGTACAAATACAACTGGTTTATCACACTGCAGCACTATTTATGCTGTTGCGGCGCGACATCAATCACGCATAAGCAACAAAACATAAAATGTACTCTAGGCGATATCAAAGTAGAGATAGATACAGGGATAATACAAAGAAAAAGTAACAGCGATTACTACATCAATTACAACGATATCAGGTGGGCAGAAAAGTTCGAGGAATTAGTCAGAACCATAAAGAGCAAAAGTTGACAACAATGCAAAATATGGTACTGTAATCACAGTAGCTTACTTACAAATTTAAAAGGAACGAAGAAAATGCAAACACTTACCGAAGCTAAGAACGCCCTGAACCAGGGGATCTACCAAATGATTAAAGACGGGAAGACCTTAGAGCAAATATCTAACACCGTGCAACTCCCACTACTAACAATCAAAGCGCTCTACAAAGAGGACGTATCAAAATACATAGCACAGGACAACCTGCAATCGGCAGCGCAGCACAGGAAGGCCGTCAGCGGCAAGAACGGTTATCTACCATTAGACTACTACCGAGATTACATCGTCGATAAAAGCGATTACCTGCAGCCATCAAGAATTATTAAACTGTACGGGTCATGGAGCAAAGCATTAACGACTGCCGGGGTGATGAAACCAGAGAAACGATGGACAAAAGAAGAATGCATCTCCGCTATGCGCGAATACCACGCTAATGAAGGCAAAGTGCCCGCCCCACACACGTGGGAAGGGCCAAGCGAAACACGGCCATCATACGATTACCTCGTACAAACATTTGGCGATATCGATAACGCGCTAGAAGCCGCTGACCTACCAAACAGTAAGAAGTGGCGTAACATCAGCGAGCAAGAAATCTACAGGCACATGAGTGTCTGGCAGCACCTACACATACCATCAAGGCAAGAGTGGGATGATATCGCTGGCAGCCAACACCCAACGTCGTCAATTATCTGTAGCCGACTAAACGTGTCATGGCCTAACGCCTGGTACATGTACGCGCTAAAGCTCAATTCGCAGAAAACCGCTACCGATAAACGTACCAGCAAAAAAGAGGCACTGCTTGAAGCCGTTAAAGAAAACCCTGGCATGAACATTACGCAGCTCGCTCAATACACCGGCACAGGCAACTCTTACGTGAGCGTGCTAATAAAACAACTTGTAGCAGAAGGCGCTGTGAAAAAAGATGACAAAAGAAGGTACAGTGTTGCATAAACCCCTGGAAATAAACGCTGTAGACACTAACGATGGCGTGAGCATAGAGGTGTGGTGGGATGATTTCGGCCCCTCTACACTCATGGTTGGTGCATGACGAAAGACGAGGCTCATGAGGGCGCATCTTTGTTAGATATCATCTCACGCACAGATGATGCTTACCACGCTGTTTTTATTGATCATCACATATCGGTTATCGATAGTATGATAGACAGGATGGGTTGCATGACCGGCGACTACAAGAGGCTGCTTGCGCATAAAGTAAAAACACTAAATGAGGAGCTTCATGAGGCGCTTACGAAACAGCATATTAATGCTTGAAGAAACCGGCCTGGCCTACATGCTTGTGCTAATACCTATCGCCGCACTGATGATAGTGACGGATGTCGATAAGGTGACAGCAACAATGACAATACTAGGATTAGCTAACCTATCTTTTGCCATGCAGGGCGCTCAAAGATACCTGCTGAAACGTAACCATATAATTAACCAACAGTTTGGCTATGTGCTCCCATTAGACAACGATACAGCATCAATCACGATACATGGCCGTACAATATTTAACGATGATCTATTAGAGAACGTGTCTCTACTAGTTGCTATAAAAGCTATTCATGGCGAAACTAGCGATGGGCGAGCCACAACCATACAAGTAGCGCACGATGACGATAAGTGCATGGTGATAGCTCACGATAACTATAAGACTTCAGAATACTGTGAATCGCGCAACGACCCTCTACAAAAACCAGAAGTAGATGCTGTAGAAAGCGATTACTTCATCAATAGTTCTGGCCTAGTGATTGCTCAAGGCAGTAATGTACAAAACGTATTATCTAAGCATTTGCAAGTGCAACAGATATTGCGTTCTACAGTTAAAGAATAAAACGTTTAATAGAACATGGTGAGCGATAAAGCCCTACAAGCAGAATTCGCTAGGCAACAAATCACTGTCTCGTAGGGTGGCGCAGAAATCGCTCTAAAACTACGTACGGCGCCTTTTACTCGTATTGATCCAGGTGCCTAAAGCCATCCACAATACGGTCAAAAACATAATATCATAAATTGAAAAATAGCTAACTCTTAAACGTTCAGCGTCCTACGGATACGATTAAGGCAATCGCACACATAGAACCTATCACTAGTACAGCCACAACCAAGCTTCTGCAAATCCTCATCATTAATATCTAAAGGTATATCGCACTTACACTGAGGGTAATCATTTTTTGCCTCGGTGATCTTCTTGGCTCTATACCTACGTGAATAATTATTCCTGTGATACTCCTCCATCACATATTATTATAGCGGGCGCTCACGTCCTTAACCTCAGCAATCAAATCATGGTACAAAACATCAGGCCTATCATCATTAACGATACGGTTAATTGTTGATAAACCAACCTTATACTGTTGTATAGTTGTGTTCTGCTGGCGTATCGTCTTATGCATTAAATCCATGCGGCGCTTAGTGTCAAGCGCCTCACGCCATTTTCTCCCTATTTGCATGTCCCCACCTCCTAATTAGTTAATTAGTATTCATCGTACGTATCATAATTGTCAGGACTGACAACCTCAAAAATTCTTTTCTTAAGCTTGCTATTTTTCATTCCGCGCAAATTGATCGGGTAAAAACATACAATCTGGTCAGAAGCTATATACCCGTCCTTAACTACATTGCTCCAGTTGAATTCGCTGATAACAAAAGATAAATGTATGCAGCTCTCTTGTTCAATATCTTTCTGGATCTGCTCGTAAGACACGTTAGGCACGAATATTTGGTGCCCTGACGACAATACAAGCTTCGTAACGCATTCAATAGCCTCGTCATATCTATTATGGTAATCATCATGGCTATACATCACAGCACTTCCTTCGCATAAGTAACAAAATTATTAGGAATATAGTAACAAGTAAAAAAACAAACAAATGTGAAATATATAATTAACTGAAACATTCTAACACAAAACAAAACTAACTACCGCTATATTCACTAAAATATTTACTGCGGGAATTACGGTACATTATGCCACGCAACTTATAATCAACACCATTGCTTTCCAGAGCTTCGCAGCACCCGCAAATAGCGGCCTTCATCAAATGGTCAGGGTCAAGCGAAGCAGAAGCAGCTACAACAGGCTTTATAACAGCATGCTTGCACATAGACATGTTATAACCACGGCCATGATAATTAGCCTTAACCGGTACAGACACCGCGAATAGTATCGCTTCACGCCCACATGATGGGGCAATAATACCATGCTTTTCAACTTTGCTCGCCCAAGCGAAATACTTCTGCCTGCTCATCACATCGACCATTAACACTATGCTGCCATTGTCACTCCAACCATCAGAAACGATACTGCGATATCGCCTGTCTATACGTGATTGCCTTGACCACAACGCAACACGGCTTATTACATTCATTGCAAATACCTACCTATATCGTTCCTTTATTGCAATAAACACAGTATCACAATATAAACAATAACGATAGGCTAATCACACTTCTTGCTTGCGACATTATGTTTGTAGTGTTGAATAAACATGTGCGCCTCCCAAACTGCAGCACATGATAATAAGAAAATACAGATAGCTGCGACTAAAGCCGCTACAAATTTTAAATAAATTTTTAACCCCCAATCGATTATTAGCGTGGACTCATTTGCCCTCTTTGCTAATAGTCCACAGAATAAACCCAGCTAGCCCAAATACTTGCGCGATCAACAAAGAAGCACTAGCAATCATCTGTATGACCGACAGATCAACACGCAGATCAAAATACGATATACAAAAAAGATACGTCAACCCCACTATTGACGTTACCAACATCAACATTAAAGAAGCGTAAAGCATACTGTCAAATAGCTTCGATCGGTCAGAACACGAAGCTATATAACGCTTAATGATGTCTCGTTTATTGATCTTTGAGCTCATGCGCATGCTTGTTTGATACAGTATGCCTACGGGTTATAGCGCCCGCTCCCAAAGGCGATAAAATTAGCACGAAATCATCGTACGATATCGCCTGATTAGACATCAACTTAAAGATTAAAGCAATGCACGATAAGACAAAACCGACAAAAAGAGCCGGCTCATACATCAAACGATTGTATATTTTGATCATACCAACTTATTATAGCCAAGAGCATTATACATACCATTAAAATATTGCATTACATACAAAAGTAACTGTTGATTACATGGCGTTAAAGAAATGCTATAATGCTCTTAATGCAATTGGAAATAGTATCTCCTCTTTGTGTTGAAACCTAAAAAAAAGAGTGCCCTGCTCCTCCCAGCTAAGGGCACTCTTTTTGCTATCTACTCGTCTCCCCAACGAGGCCTAGCAAATCCAACGAACTGCTCACGCGGACGCGTACGCATATACACGCCCCCACCATTATCCTGGGACCCACCATCACCACGCGAAGTATTCCCCTCAACCGTCACAACAGTATCATCCTTTAACCGCCCAACCACAATACCTACATGATCAACCGTGTTGCTTGAAACGCCAGGGAATTTAAACAAAGCCAAATCCCCAGCTCTGGCCTGGCCATACGACAGAACACCCTTCTTGAAGCCATTAGAGCCGTTCTTAGCCCACGCAAGTATATTAGGCGTGTAAACTATCCCGTCAGGCACATTGACCTGCCCTGCGTGCCTCAAAGCGTAACCAACGAAAGCGCCGCACCAAGGCTGCCCAAGCATCCAACGACCAAAATCCTTCTGCCAACGATCAACATAAACACCGCGGTTAGGCCTATTAGGATCCTCATGACGGCCAATCTGGTCCTTCGCCCACTTGACAACAGCTAGCCTTCTCTTCTCAGCAGTATTAATATTCTTAACCCTTTTAGCTGATCTAGCGCGCTGCACAGGATTACGCAACGATGGGTTAGCGATAATTCTACGCGCATAAGGCGTAGCCCCCTTATCAACAATTGCTTGCGATAAACCAAGATAGTAACCTACACGCCTATAAAGCTCACGCGTTTCAACACCATACTGGCCATCAACTGTCACATCCTGCAAATAATATTTACCTGCTAACTTGTTCAAATTCCGCTGGAACCTTTTGATGATATCGTGCGTTTGCGATTTACTACTAACACCCATGTATGGTGATGTAAGTTTTAATGTTCTTGCCATTTCAATCCTTCAATTTTTCAATTATTTTTTCTTAACACCCTCAGCTACTAGTACCTGCCCAATATCAGCAACATTCACATTAATAAAACCAGCCTCAACCAAAACCCCGCGCAATAAAGATTCAGTAAAAGCAGCCTTATGATAATTACCATCATAATTCTGCTCACCATACACAAAATACACGGCCTTCTCATCACTAATCTCGCCAGAGGCATGAGCACGAGTCTGCCAAGAAAAGTTAGGCACCTCAATATGTATTAACCCGCCGGGCAAAAGCAGATCAGACCAATTCTTAAGGACATCAACAGTATCGTTATAAGGGAAATGCTCCAAAATGTGGTTAGCTCTCACCTCACAGAAAAGCTCGTCAGTGTGCTCACCAATCTCCAAAGCATCGCACACCAACTCAATATCATTCAATGGCCTCAAATCATTATGGATAAACCCTGGCGTAGGCCTCTCGCCAGCACCAATCTCAAGCCTACTCGACATCGCTATAGCTCATCCCATCAGGCAAACTCAAACCCCATTTACGGTGATGGCTATAAAGATTAAGCCTACACTCTCTATCATACTCTGCAGTCTCCTCAGGCCAATACAGGCGGTGCGGGAATGACAAAGCCTCCACACCCTCAACCATCATGACATCGTAACCATTACGCTCAGCCTTACAAGCATAATCCTGGTTCTCGTAAGCTATATGGTTATCGTAGTCCGGGTCGAAACTTAAACGCTCATCAAACAACGGCCCCTTCGCCACAGCAGCAACATTAGTCTCCCAACGAACAGGCTCAATAACGTAAGGGGAACCGTTACCTTCCTTACGCACGTCATGCCAAGACAAACCTTTAGGCCGCTCGCCATCCCACCTACGGTCAAAAATAGTGATAAGGCCATCCCAATACGATATGTCTTTGGCTGTTGGCTCAGCTGCATGATGGCATAACGCTGTCGCTAAACAGTTGTGCTGCTGGCAAATGATCGCGAACTGCCTGACAGTAGTTTTTGGGAACCAAATGTAGTCCTGGATAGAGAGAAAAAGGTCAGCGCCATAATCTCTAGCCTGTTCAATAGCGAACTGGTAAGCAGATGCCAAATTACAAAACTTATCTTTGTCTTTACCGATCTTGCAATGCTCAATACTGAACCAGTCATCGCCAAGCGACAGCTCTTCCGATACCACATCTTTGCGCTCATCATAAAGCTCATCAACAATTAACCATTTACCTTGCACACCGTTAAGCCCTAACTGTTGCCTCAAGCAACTGTAGGTTATATCTAGCCCGCCATAGCGTTTAGTTGGTGTAAAAACAAATACTTTCAACGTCTAGTCAAATGTAAATTAAGGTAAGCATCGCCCGTAATAGTATCCAACTCCTGCTCTATTGGCAGCACCTCGAAGCCCCACGAACGATATTTCTCCGCTACAGTGTCAACGGTTGAACCGTCAACGTTTTGCATTCCAAACGGCCAACACTCAACAAAACAGTCAACCACTCTGTCCCTATAATCACCGAAACCGTCAAGCACAATGTGGTCAGATCCTTGTGTGTCAATCTTGACAACCATTCTGTCGATTTGGCCGTTAGCGACCTCGTACTGTCTTAAGACTGTATCGAGCCTGGTTTTGGTTGTTAGCTCTGTCTGCCCGTCACCAAAAGGCCTATGATCCCCACAATTATCAGAGTTGATATAAAGTAATCCTGTTTCATCAGCGTTCCAAGCCATCGACCTCAAAGTAGTTATACCTTCAGCAATATTACTAGAAATATTATTGCATAACAGAAAATAATTTTTAAGCGAAGCTTCAACAGCCAAGACCTTAATATTTTTAGCGCTAGCAAACAAACTGTAATAGCCAATATTTGCCCCTATATCAACAAATAAATAGTTACCAGATCCTTGCTTTATTGCATCTAAAGAATCGCCCAACCTCTTCGTTAAAAGAACCTCGTTATACACACCATTTTCATAGTTAATTTTGCCGAAACACCCATCAGGCATTTGCAGCCTACCAACATCAGTATCAACTATCATGACGCCCTACAAGTAACAAAATACCCCTCCGGTACAAAAGTGTAATCAACAGTTTGAAAATCATCTATCAACCAGCCGGTATCAATTAACGATTTTTTTAAACTTTCCGCATCAACAACTATAACATGAAATAAGCCCTTAGGCTCTAAAGGTATATTACCATCATCATCATACAACCTACTGTCATTAGGGCATGTAACAACGATATTGTCAGCGACTCTTAACGCCTCCCTAAAAGCGTGCTCACGTTCATCTCGTTGCAAATGCTCAACTATATCACCGAGCACAACGCAGGAAGCTATTTTATCTTCAAACGGCCATCTATCTTTACCGCAATCGAACAAAACATCAGCATTGTTAGGCCTATTCAAATGTGGGTCATCAGCATAAAGATCGCAGTTTATAACATTATCTTTATTGATTGCTTTTAAAGACCCTGGGTCATCATTACAACCAACATTTAAAACCAGTTTATCAGGCGATTTCGCTAAAAATTCTTTAACAGCATTAGCCTGGTAATCAAAGCGTAGAATTGTCATTACCAAGCTTCTCCATCAAATCACTTAGTTGTATCGCTATACCTCCAAGTTGTTCTTCTATATTGCCAACACGTGCTTGTATTGTTCTTGATCGATCAAATACCTTTAAATCATCTCTTGTAGTGGCCATCAAAGAAGAAACAATAACGCCACTTTCTTCTAGTTCTTTTCTTAGCCATAATTGGCTTCGGTATAAACTTCCTATCTCTTCTGATATCTTTGTATCTAGATCGTCAATTTTTCGTTGTAAACTTTTCCGAAACATTATTGCCACCCCTAAGCAATCACCTTAGTCCTAGCGGCGATCAATTCCCTCCACTGATCGTACGCATGATCCCAAGTGAAAGCAGAAGCGTGCTTCTTGCCGATCTCACGAAGCTCAACTATCTCCTCAATAGGAGTCTTCGTCAAAGCATCAAAAGTTTGTAGCCAATCCTTCTTATATTGCTCATTGTTTGGCCACCCATCAACAAGCATATTCTTGCCAGCCACGACCTCGCTAAGAGCCGCCAAATTAGAAGTAATAGGCAACACCCCAGCCAGTTGCATCTCAATAGCTGTAATACAGAAAGTCTCGCAGAACGAGGTAGGGTAAGCCCAGTAAGTACTATCAAACATGTACTTAACTAGATCACTACGCGGCACACGATTATGCCAGAAAATACCGGCCTCTTCACGGCCAAGCGCATCAAGAGTCTTATCCACTTGCTCCTTAAAGATTCGCAAACCACCTTGTCCCGCTGAAATCATCCTTTCAATACCAGTCCAACCATAATAAACATGGAGCTCAGCGTCATCTTTAATGGAACGAATATCGTTCCAATAACTCAATAAAGTTAGGATGCCACGGTCAGGAGATGAAGAATAAATCATCTTATTATTAAGGCCACGCGATAAATCAACACCATCAAACAAACTGGTATTAACACCATTACCGATAACAAAAGCATTATCAGGATCAAATTTATACATTTTTGTTAGATAGTCTTTGTGCCAATTCGTTAAACAAATAACGCCATCAGCCGCCTCAAACCTATTCCCATCAGGACCGATTTCCGCCATAGGCCCAGAATTCACGTCATGCATCCAAAGAAGCTTGCAAGGCGACTGTATCTTGGCATCCATGATGAAAGGCCACCTCGAAGAAACAACAACACTGAACTTCTCGCCAGAGCCATAATCATCGCAGCCCCACCACTCAATACCGGTATCGTAATCAATACCCTCATACTCGCCCGGGGTACCAAACACAGCGACACGATACCCATCATTAGCGAACCTATTCGCTATCTCAACCACGCAGTGCTCAGCCCCTCCCGAACCAAACTTATCTATGTACCCAGGGTGCCAAGGTTCAGCCGTTGGCGGCACAACAAAAGCTATAGACTTGTCCGCCTTAGTGCCGTACAAGCGCTTCCTGGCCTCTTTAACAGTCTCATTACCCGCGCCCTTCGCCTTACGGCCATTAATACGATTAATGTGCTCTACCACATCGTCATGGCCAGCATTACGAAACGCAGTATGTAAATCATCCAACGCACCATCAAGATTACCCAAGTTCTCTCTAGCTAAGCCACGTATCAGATAAGGCGTGTAATACTCCGAGTATGGCTCAATGACCTGTTGCGTCTGACGCTTCCCGAGATTAGGAACAATATAGTCAATAATAATGTTCGCGAAATACTCAGCCAACTCCCACTCGCCAGTCTCTAAGTAACACTGTGCTATGCCGAGCCATGATTCAGGCCACGCAGGATTAATCTTAAGGTTCTGTAGGTCAGCGTCAATCGAATCGTTACGATGATCTAACAAGCGGTGAATATCCGCCATCCGATGGTTAGCAACATACACATCATCACCTCGACCAACGGCCTGAATGAACTCCGCATACATCTTTTGAGCCGCCACCAGCAGTTCCCCGCCTTCTTGCGTGCCTTTCTTCACAAACCCCTCATGGTACAGCTCATTGCCCATATAGAATTTGTGGCGAGGGTTATTAGGATCCTGGCTTAATGCCTTAGCAATAATTCTCCTGTTACGTGCTCTAGTGGCGTTATCGGCATCCTCAGTAGCCTTACGATGATGCTTAATATAGATGTTATCTCTCTCGGCCATCTGAGCGCCAGGGTCAGTGTGGCAGACCTCATGGATCGGGTATTCCCATATCCATCTGCGACCAGCTTTCAAAAATCTTTCTCTAGTATGGTGAGCAACGACCGCGCCAGTGATCGGGTCTATACCGTAGTTGTAAGGCAGGAATACAAAGTCGGTATTCTCGTCAAGAGAGTTAAGCATATCTTGGATCTGGTCACCATTAACAAGCTCATCATCAGCATCTATCCAGAAATACCAATCAAATTTTTTCACGGATTCTTCAACCATCGCGAACGACTGGTTGCGGCTAATAGAGAAATCATCAAGCCAATCAAACTTTTGCCACGTGAAACCACAATCACTTGGTTCATCGTAAGGGAATTCATCTTTTGACCCGTTGTAATTAACAAAAATATGGTCAACATATGGCGACACAGAATCCATCAACCTTGACCAAGACTCGTTCGTCTTATCATCACCAATAATTACAGTACAAGCCACCCTATTATGCTTCATAGCTACCCTTCAAAAATAATTTAAAAATTAAACAAATAAGCTTTTTATTCTATTAAGAAACCCTTCAGACAATGTAACATCTGAAGGGACTAAAATCCAGCCTAAAGTACCATTAGGATGGTCTTTCTCTTTCAGCGCCTTATCAATAGTAAATCTCTTCCCATTTCGGTTAATACAATGCTGATCAGTGTTAATATTTTTACCGCCAGAAGCATCAGAAGCTATAGCGTGAGTTAACCCGCGCGCCTTACCCGATAACAGCGTGCCAGCATTATATGCATCACGTGTCTCAGTGCGCACAACCCGCTTAGCTTTCCATGATGGATAATCGGCAAAATCCTGTCCAAATCTCTTAGATAACTGAACAGGGCTGTCCCCAGAATTAATGTTATTTTCTAGCCATTTACGTATTTCAGCTTTCGTAGTGTCCGAAGCATTAGCCAAAAGTTCCGCTCCACGCTTAGCAATCCAATCTTCAGCATCTTTATTATTAGCATCCCATTTCACGCCGCCCACGCCAACCTTCACACCAGCATCGCCAAGCTCTTTAACTGAGGCATAATTCATCACATCTTGCTGATGTGCTTTAGATTCGCCAACAGCGTTCTCTAGCAAAGATAGCCCTGTCCAGGCCTTCATGATGGCGTTCACTTCCTCAGCCAAACTCTTACTATCCTGCTTATCATCAAAATTAGATATTAGAGTGTAATTCTTCAAAAAATCGGAGAAAGACTTATAAATATCCCCATAATATTTCTCCCATATTTTCAATAATTTATCGCCGCTCTTTTTCACAGCCTTATCGTCAAACCGTTTATCCTTAGCGTTCTCATGATGCCAGCTACTATCGCTCAGCTTATCCCCGCTATCAGCAAAAGACATAGACACAGTATCCTGGCCGCCAATGTATTTACCGCCAGAAACACCAGCGTTACCATCCTTAGGCTCCACATCCGGCGGCGCGGAATTAGCCTGCTCAGAAGCTATCTCATCCTGCCTAGCCTGCACCTGCTTCATCGACAGCAAAGGCACACCGGCTTGATCAAGAATCTCCCTAACATCAACCTGCAACTTATCAGGGTCCTGCTGGCCAACGAGCTGCACAATCTGCTTAGCCAACGCGTCATCACTCTGCGAAAACCCGCGCGTCACCTTCTTGCATATCCCATCAAATTCAGGGAAATTACGCTCCACCAACTGAGGGATCATATACCGGTTAATATGATCATCAATATCAGACATAACAACAGCCTGAGACTCAAAAAATATGTCACCCATCGCATCAGCAACATTCCTACTAGACGTGTTGTGAGCCACAACTCCGTTAGCGACATAGTTTTTACAAAACTCTGGCCCATCAATTGATATATCCCATACGTCAGATCTGCCATATTTTTCAACTGAGACAACTTTATGGTTGACAGCCACCTTCATACAATCGAAACAACTTTTCTGGCTGCCGCTACTAGGATCGAACGACTTAGAACATTTAATACAATTCTTAGCAGCGAAATTTTTGTGACGTTTTATTCTACCTATATGGTTCTGACGTGCTTCCTCCACACAGTTAGTACAGTACTTCTGCACACTATGAGTTGGAGTGTACATTTTGTCACAATTAACGCATGATTTTTCCTTCCACTCATATGTTGAAAGATCGCGACTACCATTCTCCCAACCTGCTTTAGTACGATTGCTGAGAAATTCTTGACGCTCATCGCTATCTAAAGAATCTAGGTAGCCCACCATAGATTCTCTGCCAGGTTCTCTCTGCTTCTCCTTATAAGCAGCCCATTGCTCGTCTGTCCAGTGACTTTTTCCTAATCTAGATTTAGTTTCGTCATCTAAATTAGCCATCGCAGCTTTAACCTTCTGTGAGAACATAAGCTTCCAATGCTCATCAGAAAAATGTTTTTTAGCATGCTCAGAGAGGGTTAAAGGTTGCAAATTGGAAATATCAGTATTAGCGTGCCTACCATCAATATGATGAACGTTGATACTTACATCAGAATCGTACCAACCGAACTGTTGAGCTACATGCCTATATTCGACTATCTGCTTCCCATTGTCTGGATCGAGCATGATTGTAGGCTCAAAATCCCCTTCTGCTGCCTTTCTATTATCGTAATAATTGTTTCTAGCCCCTTCATAAAATGGCATCAACTGGTCGCCTGGTTTAAGAGCAATCATTTCTTTCCATATCCCATCCCGAGTCAAGAACGGATGATCTGGCGTACCAATTACCTCTGAACCATCATCTAAGGTCAACTTGTATACTTCGGCATCTTCCATAGTCTTAAAGACACTCTTGACGGGACGCAGCTCAAACGATCCCTCCTCTTCATTGAATGACCAAACAAACTGCCCTGGTTTAACATCCTGGAGAGGAATACCATCAGGGTATTTAACATGATCCCTAGGCATCGATATCGGTGTATCACCTAATAGACACCCTCCAGAACCTTCCACTAAAGCGTGCTCTGGCACCATCACTGACCGCATCTTCATTATGTCCAAATACTGGAAACGTTCGATAAAAGCGGAGAAATTACCGCCTGTAGTTAAATGCGATATGTCCCACTCGTATTTGCCGGTTGATTTACCATCATAGTCTTGTACCGCGTCTGATGACATGGCCACGGTTGATCCTGACCGTAGATCTTCACCGATTGATAGCGCTACTGAGCGTGTATCTATTTCTTCGCCGGTGTCATCATCAAGCATTCGTTTTTGCGGGTATCTCACTATTGTTGGCGGGTCAGCATCCTTCTCATAATGCTTATCGGATAACGCCCATGTGTACCAGTATGACCACCAATACCTGTACGCGTGACCTATGCGCGGGTACCCCCAGAGTGAGCCGAAAACCGATTGTTTATCGTTGACCACCCATAGCGCGTAGTCTAGGTCGATTATTCTGCCTGTGCCGTCTTGGTTTAAAGCAAAGACGTTTAACATGCTTGCGTTGCTGTATTCGATCCCGTTGAAATCTCCGTTATCTGTCCATACTGGGTTAACGAGCTCGGGCGTTAGTGCCACAAAGTTTTTCCAGACTAAAGCATCAACATTTTCGCTGTCCCACACCTTTTTAAGGTCCCCGGTATCTTTATCGATATACTCCCAGTCTGGTTTTGTAAGCTCAAACCTTTTAACAATTGCCTGATAGCCAAAATCGAAACAGTTAGTGTATTGCAGAATGAACGATCCGTAGATGGCCCTTAAAGCATTATCTACAAATGCCGCTATTTGAGAATCACTGCATTGTATGTACCACGGGGCTCTGATGAGAGGAACTTTACAGTACATTAGCGCGAAAGCGATCATTGGGTCGCGCCGCATTTGTTGCAATTTGCTTAATGGTATGCTTGTCGAATCGAAAGGTTGCCCTAATGTGTCATACATTTTTTGCCATGATATTGCAGCACCAGTTTGCTGCAACATTGTAGGCCCTTTATCTTTAGCTAAAGCCTTATTAGCACGCTCTCTACTGGCTTTCGCTTTAAAATCTTCAACAGACATTTAAATTAATATTATATATTAACGATTAGGTATTTGAAACTGCTTCATCCAAGAAGTACCATCATTTTCACGGGAAGATTTAGGCAAACTATAACTAACTTTTTTAGCTGCTAACGGCATATTGCTAGAACTATTCTTGCCAACATTATTCTCCATTGCATACAAATTAGCTAAACAATACCGTGAAGCATCCATTGCATGATCAAAATCCTTAACCGGAATCTCCGGGTCATCGATCAAAGAAGCATTCTTGTTCGGGTAATGCCAAGACTCAACCTCCTCGCACCACATCTCACACCTCTCAACATCAACAAAAAGCATACGGTCATCAACTAATTCAACCATCACCTTAATATGCTCTTTAACATCCCTTGTAGTCATCCACTGGGTACGTATGCTAGTTTCTGCGCGAACTAGATCGAGCCTGGCAGCCCTGCCCTGAGGGTCAGCGAATCTTCCCGCGACACGAAACGTAGAGTATTTCTTCTTCCACGACCTTTCTCGTTCAGCTATCATCTCAGCCAACCTAGCATTGCCAACACCAGCTATATAAAGCTCATCAAAGATAACTCTAGTACCCTCTTTAAGCCTGATCTTCTCGCCACGCGCAGCAATAGCATCAACATCATTATCGAGGACCTGCATCCAAATTACGGCATGAGGGTTTTTGCCACCAAAGTCAATACCAGCATATATTTTGCCGAAGCTAGGGTCTGGCTCCCAACGCCTCACACCATTAGTTTCAGTGCCAAAATTTCTTAAAACTAGGCCAGAAGTGGAAGGCCTTATGCACTCTTGCTGCGCTTCCCACGAATCGCGAGTCGTCTTAGTGAACGTCTTAACAATATCACTGTACGGTATCCAGCCATTAGACTTAGCCAACTTACCATTACAAACATTTTTGAGCGTGCGCGGCGAACCATCATCCCACACCCCTTTAACAACTTTATCGCACTCGCACTTATCACAATCTGGCATATCAGGGTTAGCTACCTGGCAGTTATCTACTTTCGCCGCCGTCTCAAAAATACACCACATATAGATTCTGTATGGTGGCTTAAGCCCATTACGTTCAGCCTCATTGCTCTCATCAACAAGTTTTTGCATCGGCCCATTCGCTCGTTTACGAGTAGACGTAATAATATCCTGAGCCTTATAGGTACGCGCAGGAGTCTTCTTCGACGAAGACATGCTCCTGGATTCGACGAAGACAACCGGGTCCATAAGCTCTACCTCGTCAGCATGCACAACCACTGGGTGAGGGCCGTTAACGCCAGCCGTCGTACCAGGCAATATCTCAACTTTCGATTTATTATGCCAGACAGTCTCAGTAATCTTTGAATACTTAATACCCTTCTTCTCAACCAGATCAGTAAGACTAGTTAGATGCTGGTAAGCTCTTTTTGCCTGCATTTCAATTGCCCCGACCGTAGCTGACTCCATCCCAGGTTTATGCATAGAGTTCACTAGGTGCAAAATCGCAACGTTAAAAGTTTTAGCGCCAGAACGATTCGCGACAACTACAGCTGAATCTTCACGCTCAAAATATAGATCTGCTATGAACTCAAATGGCGCTTCATGGTTCTCGCATACCGCAGTGCGAGGCACCTCAACATGAAGATTTTCTTTTATCCACAACCACAGCTCATCATCATCCCTTGGCCCATCCAGACCAGTCTTCTTCTCCAGAATCAGAAGGTCCTTCAGGAAGTCCCGAAGCTCCCTCCTCGATAACATCGATAACTTCTGCGTCAACGACGTCTCCGATGACTCCTGCGTCTTGGAGCCTTGATATTTTCTGGGTGATTTGTTGGATGAGCTGGTTCGTTTGGAGCTGGTCGACATGACGCTCCTCCTCCATTTGCAATTTGGTTTCGTCTTGCTCTACTTTTAGCCATTCTCTGGCCGCGCTCAGACGTACAGATGCAGGATTGCTCTCATCTATCGCATCCTCAAAAGCTTTAACTATCTTGTCCGCTTTAGCTTTTGCTGCTTCCGCGACTTTTTCAGAGGCTCTCTGCTTCTTAGGCCTGCCAGCGCCTGGCTGTTTCCCGCCAAGGCGGCCTTCTTTGAAGAGGCGTTTTGCACGCTGGCTCGCCTCTTCCCTGCGCTCATCTGTCCAACCGCCGGCCACAGCTACCTACTCTTCATCATTCCCGAGTATCTCTTCACGAGCCTGGTACTGCAAAGCTAACCCAACAACTGCAGCATCCGCCTGGTCAGATCCACCCTTATCAAATGGTAGAAAATCAATACTGGTAGAGCTAATTATTCTCTCGTACACTTCACGTTTCGATATGTCGCCTTCACCGAACACAATTTTTCTAGCTTGTTTAGGATTCAATTGTTCAACTTTCATGCAACCTAGTAACCCGGCGATCGACAACGCTACGCCTTCCACATACGAAATTCTTCTTACCGTATTCATATTACGGGTAACAGATATTTTTTCAACACATACCGAATCTATATAACAAGTTAATGGCGATGCTAATAAATAATTATGCAAACTCGCTAAAGAATCATGAACAGATTTTGTGGCCGGCCGCCACAAATCAACTTGCACAGTTTTAAAATTTTCTATTAAAGCTAACCCCGTCGATTTTGAACTAGGATCAACACCCAATGTCCTCATATTAATACATATGATAAAGACAATCAGAAGGAAATAAACGTGAAATAGCTTTTAAGTCAAATAATGTATAAACGAAACACCATAATCATACCCAGCTTTTGTAACACACCACAACAAAGCAAAGCAAAAGCCAGCAGACACGGCAAATACTGCCGATAAAAATACTGACACTGCCAAGCCTAAGATAGCCTCAAGTGAAGCAACAATATAATCCATAACCACATTACTCTCCCGATCTCATTGTCCATTCACGGCTCAATGCTTTATGTTTTTTCTCATACCCTTCAGCTAAGTTTCTGAGCGCCCTATAACGCTTCCTATGCTCAACCACTTTGTTGTTCCACTCAATGTACTCATCATTCCGTGATGCTTCTTCTTTAATCACAGTCGCCTTACGCGGGCGCCCTTTAGCGTCAAGTTCATCGACCTCGTTCATGCTCTTGGTCAATAATGTTTTAGACATTTCTTGAGCCTCTTCCATATACGACTCTTCTTGCGTTGCAAGCCAGTAAGCTCTGACACTTAAAGCGTTGAACACAGAATGAAATTTCCGCACCTCTACATCTTTTAACAAAGTAAAATCTGCTGGTAGTGTCGGCACATCTTCATGCACGCCTTCAGGTTCAGGCAACCCTTGATCAGCTATAAAATCACTTACAGACACAGATTTTTTAGCAACAACCTTTTTCTGTGGAGTTTTAGCCGCTTTCTTTTTAGCGCGCGCACCAACGCTTTCGTTGTTTTCAACCATGTTTATAATAGCGTTAACATTATCGCTTTTAGAATTCATTTTTTTAGCGCCGTACGCTTGATCAATTAAAGATACAGCTAGTTCAATTTTCTCAGTATCTGTAGAAGGAGTTGAACCTTTATATAGCCCTCTTGTTTTAACTTCTACTATTATTGCATCCGCTAATTCTGCATCAATACTACGTTGTACTTTCGACATTCCATGACCTTAAAACTTTTTCATGCGCAACATCGTAATTATAGCTGCTATAAACTTTTTTTGCCCACAGCACACCATAAGAATCACGCAAACTGTTTACAGCATTTTTAAAATCTGGTTTACAAGTTTCTTTTTTGTATTTACACCATTTGCAAGGTTGCTCTGTCCACCGCCATTCCTTAGGCCTTTCAGGCAAAACAGAGTTAATAAACATATCTTTCCACTCCATCAGCTTGTTTCTCCCAGCGGCATAGAATTCATCATCAACCCCAAAAGTGAACCCCACCATATTAGTAGTATTACCCCTCGATACATATAACAATGTTCCATCCACTAGAGTCTCCATATCAGGCCATAGCTCACCCGAAACACTATTGAACATCGAAACATAAGTTAGCAACTGGCGCTTATGTTGATCATCGTAAGTAACCATCTGCTTCTTCATCGATTGCATGTGCTCTTCACTCTTAGTCTTTATCTCAAGGACGTGCGGCCTACCATTTAAGTCAATCACAGCATCACACGAACCGGTAAGCCACGACTCATCATCGGAGAATGCTGTCTGAGTATCCGCGTCTGGCGGGTTCGATAACAAAACTCCCGCGTCGTGCAATTGAGTTACAATATGGGTTTCAATACTCTTGCCCAGGTCCATGATAGCTACAGAATAGAAATTATGAGGCGTATCAGGTGGTACCCCCATCATGTTATACAAAGACGACCTTGGGCAAGATTTCGGGTTATCCCCTGGGAACGAACTAGCGTGGAAGCTAGTATGCCACTCCCTTCCGTGTGGCATACTAGCTAAAGTGTTTTCCCATTGTTTTTGCGCGTTGTCAGCGTACGCTTGTTGAATTATTTCAACTACCGACAACTTATTATGCTGTTGCATGTTATTTATGAAAGAGAATAAATCAGCTCTACTAGCCATTACCAGCCTCCCGCAGCAGTTCTGGGACTTTTGCCGCTGCAGCTTTACGTGTGGCTTTGTCCATAGAGAAAGATGGCTTATTATCATCCGCTAGCAACGATATGAAATCGTCAAGCTCCATCATCACGATTTCACCTAAATCTTTTACGGATACGCAAAGCGCTGGTATATCATCGTAGTCAGCGTTAGAGCTGTTTACGACTCTGCGCAGCTCATCAAATAGTGAACGTTTAACTGTGTATGATTCTTGAGTCGTTTTTTTGAGCGACCATACGATACGGTTGTGGTTCGCATCCATTTTTGCGTACCATTTTGAACCGGATCCTGGTGTTAATTTGGCGCCTGTTTTGTTAGCAAATTTGCGCTCAAATTGCATACCAATTTTATAAGAATTTGACAATACTGTCCCCCACTATTCTTACTTACAAAGACAATTATATGTTCTTACTATTACTAAAAATGACTATATCACACGGTGTCAAATCGTGCTGTCTGTGTTTCCCCTCACCATATCATCGATTTTCTGCTGAAAATCCTTGTTTTTTGAGATGTACTCGCGTAAGGCGTTAATGCCTTGCACACGCTCGCCTGAAGGTAGCGTGTACCATGCCCCCGACCTTTCAACTAGCTTGAAATGTTTCGCTATTTGCGTTCTTTCCGCGTCAATATCAAAAGTCATTTTATTGAGATCTAAATACATTTTTGCTGTTTTAAACGGCCTACCTACACGGCTCTTCTCCACTTTCACGATTATTTCTATGCCATCGGCTTCCGCGGAACCGGATAACGTATCAGACGATACAGCGTCTACACTCAAATTCCCGTGCTTATCGTAGAACATCCATTTGCCTTTACGGAAAAGAACTGACATAGAGCTAATGTGCTCCATTATCCTTCCTCCTGGCACTCTGTGCCCACCACCGTAGGCCATTGATTCACGGATCTGGTCAACTAGTATCACAGTGTTGTTGCTGTTGATGCGCTCATTTATTCTGCGCAAAACTTTTCCCCACACCCTTGCTGCTAGCCCCATTTGCCAGTCGGCTACGTCAGCGTTGAGTTCATCGATAGATACAGCGTTAGAGCAACTGTCCACTACATGAAGATCGACAGAACCTAACAAAGCTTCCATTTTTGCCGATGTTTCTTCGATTGTTGTACCTTCAACCACCATCAGACTCTTACTATCTATCCCGATCCTTTCCACTAAAGAACGATCGTATTGTTTCTCGATGTTGTAGTAGGCGCATGTCATGCCCTGAGCTTGCGCCTGCTTGATAACGCGCCAACATGTCAACGATTTACAAGATGAGAATCCGCCATAAAAACGTGAGAACCGCCCGATTGGTATTCCCCCTCCAGTAGCATAGTCGAAAGCTAAAGAACCTGTAGAAATCCTCCCAATAGCATCTTGCTCATCACCATAGCGCAAACTATTTTCACCGTATTTTTTGCGTATTGCGTTAATTGCTATTTCCAATTGTTGCTCAGGATCATTCATCTTCTTGTTCCGCCATAACCTCAAATAATGTTTCTAATGGGCTTACCACACCTACCCTTACCCCGCCACGGCCATCCTTTGACCCTCTCGCCATGATAATCGCCCCAACAAAAAGATCATCCCTTAACTTAGGATACACACTTGGGAAACAGATCATGTCAGTCACAACACCACGGTGCAATATTGAGAATAAGCACATTTCTTTGTTAGCTTTTGTTTTTTTGTGTACACACGATATTATTTCCCCGCCAACTACCACAATAGCGTTCTCAGGTTTATCGGCAAAATCGTCCGCTGGTGTCATCATCCGATCAATAAGCTCTACATATTCTGGTTTAGACTGGTCTATCGTTAGAGACATTCCTAGTAGTTCTGATTCGGCTTCAGCGACTTCACGCTCCGCCCATTCTCCTCTAGCGCCAAAACAATCAAAAGCACCCGCCCTTAAAAGTGCTTCTTTAACCCTTTTGTTGCATTTTCGTGCCTCCACACGCTCACAAAAATCATCGTAAGAAGTGAAACTACCATCTTCCCTAGCCTTAAGGATTGCTTGCATTGCTGACACGCCAACAAATTTGACAGCGCTCAAGCCAAAGCGTATCGACTCATTATCGATAGAAAAAGATGAATGCGAAGTATTTATGTTGGGTGGCAATACTGATATGCCTTTGGCTTTTGCTTCTTTAACTGCCCTCGGCACATCATCCTTTTCAATTGTCAGCAAAGCAGTGTAGAACTCTAACGGGTATTTAACTTTTAAATACATGTCTTGGTAAGCTTGAGCCGCGTAACAAGCTGAGTGTGAGGCATTGAACGCGTATGATGCGAACTGAACTAGCTTACCCCATATCTCGTTCGCTTTTTCAGCCTCGATACCGTTACTTTTAGCGCCCTCAACGAATTTTTCTCGGTACTGCTTCAAATATTTTTCGCCTTTAGCGCCAACCCACTTAGTGATAGCTTTGCGCACATTGTCAGCTTCAACTAGGGAGAAGCCGCCGATCTCTTCAACGACTTTCATGACCTGCTCTTGATACACCAAAAGGCCGTACGTTCTGCCCATGTATGGTTTGAGCGAATCGTGCCAGTACTCTACTGGCTCATCGCCATGCTTACGTTTCCCGTAAGAGAATGCTGTTCCGCTTTGGAGCGGCCCAGGCCGGTAAAGAGCATTAGCGGCCACGATATCCTCAAGGTTGGTTGGCTGTATCTGTTTTATTAATCGAGTTATCCCGGATGAGGCGAATTGGAAGATGCCGAACGTATCGCCTTTTTGCCAAGCCTCCATAACATCATCGTGTACCTTCGACGGATCGCTGAAGACTTCCAGGTTGTCAATCTCAACTTTTTCCCCTTTGTTCTGCTCAATTAGTTTAAGTGTCATTTTTTGGCGAGTCAATCCATCTGTCCCTAAAATATCTACCTTCAAAAACCCGTATTCAGTTACAGCATGGAAACCTACCATCTCTGACCATTGAGTTACTATCTCACTGTTTTTACCGCGCATTAAAGGCATGTAACTCACTACTGGCTTATCAGTTATTACAACACCGGCAGGGTGCTTAGACTGCGATTTGGCGTGGTTGTGGAGCCGCCCGGCGTGCTCCCACACCTCAGGATACTGGTCAGCGAACTTCTTTATTCTGCTGCTCATGTTATACACATCTTCTAAATTCTCATCGCGGTACTCATCGAGCAGTGTAGATATTGGCATCACGACATCGAGAGGGACATCAAGGACTCTTGCTACATCTTTGATTGCCGATTTAACCTGGAATGTCTGGAAGGCAGCAATATCCACAACATGGTCTTTCCCCCATTTGTTTGCTAAGTATTCTTTCACTTCTTCCCGGCGATCGTGCTGGAAATCAAGATCAATGTCTGGCATTGACGCGCGACTCGGATTCAAGAAACGCTCAAAAATTAGGCCGTACGGCATTGGGTCAACGTTCGTTATGCCAATCAAATACGACACTAAACAGCCGGCAGCAGAACCTCTTCCGATACCCACTCTTATGCCGTTACTTTTCGCCCATTTCACTAGGTCACCAACGAGGTAAAAATAGTCTAACGCGTTCTTATCCTCTAGTATACCTAGCTCGTATTCGAGCCTTTTCTCATATTGCTCATTGCCTGTTTTTGCGATCCTTTCCAAACCTTCTCCGCACCAGTCCACTATTTCATCGCGCACGTTTCTCTCAATTTTTACTCTCGGCATTTTGCTTGACTTGTCCACCATGAACATGTCTATGCGCGATGTCAGCTCTAAGGTGTTATCACACGCTTGCTTGATAATTGATGCTGGTATGGCCGGGTGGTTGCTAGCAAAATTCGCTTCGACTTCCTCCCTATCCATCAAGTAGAGAGTGTCTATATCGAACTTGTATACATCTTCGCCTTTTTCTTCCGCCTCTTTACGCTTCCTAATTGTTTGCCCAGTGGATATCATCAGCATAATGTCTTGCGTTGATGCCCAATCGCGGTAAGGGTAGTGGGCGTCAACGGTAGCTATTATTGGCCAACCTTGTTCATTAGCTATACCTATAATTTCCAGGTTGATTTGCGCTATTTGGTCCATTTTATGAGGCATAATTTCGACGAACACGTTATCGCCAAAACACTGCTTGAGCAGTTCACAGTACTTCGCTACGCTTTTGTCGTCACCGGCTAGTATGGCCTGCGGTATTGGCCCTGCCATACAACCAGTAGAAACGGCCAGTCCTTCACCAAACTTACGGAATAATTCCCAGTCGGCGCAAGGCCGATAGTAGAACCCACTGGTATATGCTTCTGATGATAGGTTGATCAGGTTGTGCCATCCGCGCAGGCTTAACGACCATAGCGTGGTATGGTAAGCCTTTTTATGTTCTTTATCTTGTAGCGTTCGGTCATCCTTTAGGTACGCTTCCATGCCAAGCACTGGGTATATATCGTAGTTTTTGCATGCTTCTATGTGGTGGATCGCGCCGCAAAGGTTCCCATGATCAGTTATCGCTAAAGCATTTTGACCGATTTCCGAGCAACGTTCTGCGTATTCTTCTGCCGATCCTGCGCCATCGAGCAGAGAGAAGTCAGAATGGCGGTGCAAATGAACGAAATCTAGCATTGCTTATCTTCACTAATTTTCAGCAATATTAAGTACCCTATTAGATCTTGCAGGGTGTCTTCGTTATCGTTTCCGCCACGTTTTATTCTTGATAGTTTATCGTCGATTCTTACCAATATTTGCTCACGGATGCTAGCGTCAGAGAATACGCGTACAGGGTTAAATATTGAATCCCCGTACGCTTCGCTCTTTGACGCTAGCATGCCCGCTATTTCCAAGCATGTTTTGTGAATCAACGATATAGTGTCGTTGCTGGTCACTGCGCGTTTAAGAATAGGTTAGCGCTTTTCGCGCTCTCAATAGCATCATTAGTAGTTTTCTCTGCTCCGAGCATTTCCATAGCCTCGTCAAATGATGGTGGCTTAACAAATGGCGTAACATCGAACTTATCGTTAGCTAAACGCTTATCGTTATCGCTTAGCTCTACAACTGTTTCGGAAGGATAAATTATGTACTGTGTCTCTTTGCCCGCACCTTGACGACGAACCTTAATGTCCCTTGATGTTATACCTTTGATCTCTTGATCTATAGCGTACAACTGTTCAAGCACTCTCCTACCATTGTTCCAGATAGCTACAGCGTCCTCGTTACCATCCACTAGCAGCTGGTTGTTACTATCTCTTAAATATTTCCCAGTTTGATCTTTCTTGTATTTTGGTGCTCCGCGCCAAATAACGTTTGCGAAAAAACGTAGCCGTGGCGCTCCTGTCACTTTTTCGCTATCTCGGAATGGGCAGTCCGCCCCATCTTGTTCTTGGTCAAGAGTTGGCACAAAAACTGGATATTTTGCGCCCATTACAGGCACTTGATACATGTAAGCCCAACGGATATCATCGGCTTCTTCAAGGAATCTTATAGTCGCTGTTTCCCCATCTTTTAAACGAAAGTAATTTGCTTTTGGCCCAAACGAAGGCGTATTTTTCTTCAATGATTGTAGCGCTGATTCTAACCCTTTTGACATGTTTTCTCCTATCTTATGTCTGTCTTATGTTTGCTATTTGTTGCAAAGATGATTGCGACTGTTTTATTAAAGTGTGGCATTCGTTGGCAGTTAAGCTGCAGGCATCACCTTCATGCTCCGCCACCGTTTTTACCACACAATTAAATTCTAGTTCTTTACTAATTTTTTTTAAGCACTTTTTGCCAGCTTTATCACTATCCAAGAATAAGATCACTTCGTCAAAAGTGTTCGCTATTGCTTCTAATTGGTAGTCTGACGGGTTAGATCCGCTAATGGCGATTGCGCGATAACCAAGCTGTGTTAGCATTATGGCGTTTAACTCACCTTCACAAATAATTACATCGCCTGAGCTGTACCGGTGAAGATTAAATACTTCTAACGATATTTTGCATGGCTTAAACTGGTATGTGCTATCGCCGCCAACGTCACCGAGCACTATGTATCTTGGCGCGACATTATCATAAGGTGTTCTAGCTTTGTACCCTACTAATTCGCCTGACTTGTTCTTAATTGGTATAGCTATACGGTCACTTATTTCATCGTAACTAATTTCATAAGCACTTAAGGTAACTGGCGCAAATTTGCGTTCCAGCATGTACACAAGGCTTTCTGGCGCGTTGCCTATGTTTTCGGCTACTTTTGCCCAGTTAACAGTCCTTACAGGACCATTCGTGATGGTTGTGTTAGAAACTATTTTGTTGGTTTTTTCGCTTTTACCGATACATTCTTCTAGCACGGTCGCCGCGTCTTTTGATTGGTAGGATTTGTTATATGCTTGGTTTAGCCAGTGGAATGCTTTTGCTGGCGAAATCCCCTCAAACATCGCAACGAACGTTATTGCGTTACCTGCGCGGTGACAACCAAAACAGTTCCATGCGGTCGTTTCTTTATTCATTGAATTGGACGGGTTTCTGTCCCCGTATGCGTGGCCAGGGAACGGGCAGGAAAACTGTACTTCATCGCCTCGCGAAGCTACATTCTCTACGCCCATGCTGGACAACATATGCTCAATGTCAACGAAATTTAATGTCATTTACGTTTTCTTTTTTTGCCTTTTTTACCGTGTACAACACTGTAATCACCGAATCTTTTTACCGTTTTCCCTTGCCTGATTGCTTGCATTATTTCTTGAGCGTCAACCACGTTATGAAGCATACGTTGTACCATCAAATTTCTCCGATAAGATATTCGTTGCGCGATTAAGCGTTTCATAATCATTGCACATTTTTTCTAATTCAACTAAGCATAAATCAACATTGTTATGGTCTCTTAACATATACACGTTTGATCCATCGTCAAATGCTTGGTGAGTCATCATTCCATCAAAGTTTTTTACTGTCACAGGACCTTTTGGCCGCTTATTTTCAGTCAACAAATATTGCGCTGTAACCTCAGTCACATCAAAAGTATCCTGCTCTACTAAGTAATCGATCGCTATCAGCAGTTTGTCGATAGCATCGTCTTGGCTACATGCTGAAGTATCTACGTGTAGCTCTATTTTTTTACGGTCATATCCTCCGTGCACGTTAGTGAAAAAATCGCTTCCGGAAAGGTTAGAATATAGCCGGTGAAAAACGGTATCGTCAACGCTTTTCTTAGCTTCTAACTCAAGTGTTATATGGTAGTTGTTCGTGGTCATTTTGGCTCCTATTATTTTCATCGACAACAAATTCGTGCATCATTGACCATTCGGCAAAATGCATTTTTGACATATCCCAATACATATCCACATTCCTTATCTCTCCATCACGATTTTTTAACATTCGCACCTCCATTTTCTTGATTGCTTTCATATCATCATCTGAGTAAAGTCCTAGCACGATATCGCCATCCTGACCGATCGAACGGCTATAAGCGATATTGTCTAACCTAGCCCCTTCTTGCGCTGATTCTCTATTGGTTTGAGCTACAGCTATCACAGGTATTTTTAGGCTACGCGCAAGCTGTTTGAGGTTATTAGTTAAGTAGGTAACTTTTTCCCACAATGCGCCCCCAGCGTGCTTAGGCGTATCCATGAGTGAAATGTAGTCTACCCCAATTAGGTCTGGTTTGTAGCGTGTTGCTTCAGCGTATATTTTTTCTACTGTGCACCGCCCCATTTTGTCCAAAACAATAATGTCATTTTTTGCTTTTGATGCTTTTTCTGACTTACTTGCCCATGCCGCCATTTCCTCATCAGACAGGCTAAGACCCTTCAACGAGTTATACGTTAAGTTTGCCGACATTGCATCCCATTTGCGGTATAAGGCTTCTGCTTCCATTTCGAGCGATATCATCATCGGTGTAATATCGTTGTAGGTGTAAGCGGAGAACATCATGTGCTGTAGTAGTGTTGATTTTCCTAGGCCTGACCATCCTGATATCACAACAAATTCATGCGGCTGGATCCCGAATGTTAGCTCGTCAATGGTTTTTATCCCGGTTGTCAAACCTCGTTTAAAACCAACTTTTTTGTCTTGTTTATATTTTTCTATTCTTTTCTCCATATCGGAGAATTTCGCTATTTTTCCTGTCGGTACTGATTGGGCTAAAAGTCGTGCTGAATCAAGAAATATTTCATCTATGTTTTCTGCTCTTTGAGCGTCGTCTATTGATGATGCTATAACTCTTAACTGTTCGATAGCGATACGTCTTTTCGTTTTTTGGAAAAACACGTCAACGACATATTCAAGGGAATCATTGACGAACGACGGGAGGAAGTCATCGTATGTTTCTCTGATTACGTCTATTGATGGCGGAGTTGAGTATTTGACTGTGTGGTCAACTATTAGGCGCCATATTTCGCGCAGTTTCCGGTCAACGAAATGTGTTTCGTCTACACCTATATTGATTAAGTGTTCGATCTGCCCAGTGTGTATTGCTTTACTGAGCAGATCATGCTCATAATTAGACATTTGTGGCTAATTATACGTCTTGTGTTTTTAGCGCATCGAGAACGCCGCTACGTTCGATAGCTAATGATTGTTCAACGCGTTTAGCGCATTCTTTGAACCCTTCATCGATTCTATCTTTGGCGACTTTCATTTTTATCGTGACTGGCCCTAGACGCACATTTGAGTAGTTTGGTAGCCCTATTAGCTCATCGATTGACCAGCTTACTTCGACTAGTTCATCGGCTGAATTTGTAGCATCGGCTGTTTCATTGTTATTTTGCATTACCCCACCTTTCGGTTATTCATGTTGTTATCAGGATTTGTTTATTTTTTACATGAGGCAAATGTTTGCCGCGGTATATCTTATCTTCAATTATCCACTGGCAAATCTTGGAGTACTGCGCTTCAGTCCAGTATCTCCTGCCTTTATCGTCTCTCTGAGGCATTAAGTCCTCAGGGAGCATCTTTTTGTACTCCCACACCCTAATGGTGTGCGGTACACGATCTAATCGTTTAGCGACCTCTCCTATGCTTAACAGCATCCCGCTTTCCGCTTGATCTACAGCCATAATAACACATCCTCAATTAATCAACAAAGTGGCTTTTGTCGCATTTTGCGCCACTAAAAAAATATCTATATAAACACCATCAAATATACCAACTAGCTGATTAAATATAAAACTGTTATAATAAATGTCTCTTAACTAGATTGATATTGTTAAGGATTAGCGTTCAAAAGGGTTTTGGTTGTCTTTCTCCGTTTGGGCGCGTAACGCAACATACAATTAGGCCGGCAAATGGGCTACCCCACCGCCTGATACCGCCGGCCTAATTGTATAGTCGCTAGAGTAAATCCTTAACTTTCTTTGCATAAATTGGTTTCTAAGCACACCTACTGAATTGTCTGCGTAATCGTAAACAGTTGGTTGTGCTTTACCGTGGTGGTTTCTTTCTACGCGCCCTATTTGTTGCACGATTAAAGGGATTGATTTAGTTGGCCAAGTTAGATGCACTACTTCCAGTTCAGGGATATCTAGCGCTTCATCAGCTAGTGTTGATAATAGTATTTGGCCGCCTTTTGATGCTGCTTCTATCGCGGCGTTACGTTGCTCGTTTTTTTCTGAACCAGTGAGCATCCAAATTCCTGTTAAGCCTTCTTCTTTTAGGCTTTTAGCGATATTTTGCAGGTGATTTTTGCGTTTGGATATTATGAGTTGTGTTTTACCTCGCTCGCTTTTGACAGTTTCTGTGATTAGCTGTAAGCGTTCTGGGCATTTGCCGAGTGACGCTAGAAGGCCCATGTAGTTGTTTGTGTGGTGTTTTGATGTTGATGAGCAGGAAGAGTACTGAGAGCATTCAAAAGCTGAGTGGTTTGGGTGATAATCAAATTTAAAATCCGTTTTAATAACGTTAATTGTGGGTTTGATTATTGTTCCTGATTGGTAAAGTGTTTCTTTTTCCGATACCGCCACGATCGGCCCTAGCATGAGTTCTGCGATCCTGTATGCCCCGTTTTCACGGTCTGGTGTTGCTGATACTCCTACCCGGTATTTAGCGGGGAACTTCCCTATAAGATGCCTCCAAGATTTAGCTGCCGCATGATGGCACTCATCGACTATGAGCATCCCGAATTTGCTGTACCAATCATCAGATAATTGGGCTTGGCGGCTTGTCAGTGTTTGGACTAAAGCGATTGTTAATGGTTGCTGGGCATCAAATTTGCCATCACCAATAACACCTACTTCTATGCCTAAATGCTGTCTAGCTCTTTCTCGCCACTGCGTCAATAAGTTCTTTTTATCGACTAAAACAATGGCTTTTTGAGCGGCTCTTCTCCACAACTCAAGACACACAACCGTCTTACCACTACCAGGAGGAGCTTTATATATCCCGTTTAAGGCCCCTAGGAGGCTCTCTAACGGCTTTCGTTGATGAGGTCGTAGGGTTACTTGGGTTTTTGGAGTAGAAGCCTTTAAAACGACTCTATTGTCTTCAAGGTTAATTTTATAGCCAAGCTGCCCCAAAGCCTTCAAACACTGGCTCATAAAACCTCTCGGCAAAAAGAAACGCCCGCCAGCAACATGCCACATCTGAATCGAAGGCGCAACACCGTAAGTCGACAAACCCTGCCGCACCCGAACCTCATACTCGGGGCTCGGCACCGTCAAAGCAAACTTCAAATCCTCAAGATCCCCGCTCAACAATTGATCAACCTCAAAAGAAAGCCGAGAATCGGCCCTAAGAAAAATTTCTTTATTTTCCCTTGACAAAGAAAACCCCGTTTAGTAATATATCCTATTATTATATTGGGATATTTATATAATAAATAAATACTTAATAACTTAAATAAATAATAACAAGTAATTAAAAAATAATATTTTTAAATAAATACTAATTACTTAAATAATAAAAATACTTATAAATATATAAATAATATTATAAATAAAAATATTAATTAAAAAATATATATTTTTTAATTAACAAGTATTTTAAAAATAAATATAAATAGTAGAAAGATATAATAATATATTTAATAATTTAATAAATAAAATTATTAAATATATATTAATATTATATAAGGGGGAGCTATATCTTTCCCCCAAATCATTCCCCCACCACCACCCTAAAAGCCTTTTGGAAAATAAAAATTGCTTCTAGCAAAAACATCCTCACAGAAAAACTGGTACAGTTTATTCGCCCATACTCAACATCCAGTATCTAAACACATATTGGAGCTATGGTGCAATTCGGTAACACAGCGGCCTGCTAAGCCGTAACAGTTGTAAAGCTGTTGTAGGTTCGAGTCCTACTAGCTCCGCCTCTTGGAGGGGCAAGCAGAATGGTGACTGCACCTGTCTTGAAAACAGACGAGCGTAAAAGCCTTAAGGGTTCGACTCCCTTTCCCTCCGCTAACCTGTATAATCGTCACAAGGCCAAATTTAGCCTGCGACCTACGGGCCTAAGACAAAGGCCACGTCACGAATTGCCCGTAGCTCGCCTTAACTTGAACCAACATGAAAAACAACATGAGGCAGAAATGCGCAACGACAAATGGGATAACCTGGTAAAATTCGCCAGCATCGGAACCACCCACAACACCATAAACTACACAAAACCATACTACGACCTATCAGACGCACTACCAATAATTGACTGCATACGAGAAGATAGCAGCCGAACAGCAGCATCTCTCTATCTTGATGACAGTAAAACAAAATACGACAGCACCCCATTATTGAATAAGCATGGAGTAATCTTTGCAGCAGCATTGCTTATTGCACGCGGAGAAACACAAGAGCGCCAAGCAATAGCAAAAAACGCTCACAGGATACTGTGGAACAGTGAAGATCTATTTTTGTTTGTCTACTACGCGATGCACTACAGAGGCTGGGGGAGACTGCTACGCAAAGCAGTAAACAACTGGTACATAAACCAATCTTATGAACCAGACGAACTCAACACACATATAGACTTCATAAACGATGTCTTCACTACACCAAACGCACACGGGTACAGCCACAAAAAGTTAATAAGTCTCGCGCACGTAAGGCCAGAGACATCGTTACAAGCAACTGTATTCGGATGGCTGACAAGCCCAGAACCGATGGTAACAGCAACCTGCGATTCCACTCTACCAGGCATTATACAACTCATAATAATACTAAATAACGCTGATTTAGATATGGCAGAAATGATGATAGATAACTACAACATACCGTTTAGAGCGATACGCGATAAATTACCTGAGGAACTTATGCTGAAAAGAGCCGCCAAAAGCGATGTATCAATAGAAGACTTGATACACATAGACACTAAAACACATATATTTGACGGCATGAATAGATCCAAATATATCGATATATTGGAATATAAAATCGCGTCACTTGTAGGCTTGAGAGAAGATTACTATGAAGTATTACCATTGCTGCTACATGCTTATTCCAAAGCAGACTATTCAAAAAATAGTCTGATAGATTTAGCAGAAAAACACTATAAAAAGTATAACAAACAGCTATATAAAACATGGTCAATAAACGGGCTATGCGGTATAGAAACAGGCTTATCTTATAAATACAAACAAGATGCAAAAGCTGTGCCTTATATGACAATAATTCATCATTTAATGGCCGCTCACAACACACGACTAATACCACTAAACGGCTCAAATATAATAACAATATTCAACGATACAACATCAGTCATAGAAGACTTAAAACACATACACAAAATCCAGTCCCAAAGTGTACAAGAAATAGCTGAACCAATACTATACGCAATCAAAAAACACTTAAAAATTGACTACTTCCTTCTAATATACGATATCGATCATGATTACTACGACATCAACCCTATCGAAGCGATGAAACGTTACAGAACAAAGATAAACCGCTTCGCCAAACTAATCATCATCAACACTAACACCGACTTCGATCCGCTGAAAAACTGGGAAAATCAACACACTTTAGACCAAGACGACTACATAATACATGGGCATGACATGAAGATTTATGACAATATCAAGAACATTATAAATTTTCACGCTTATCCCTTCTGTGTATAAGTGATGGGACCAGGGGTTGAAACGCCATGAGGAATATCCATAAAGCAGATAAGCCCAGAATCATACTGACTCGTCTGCTAGTTTCCTATACGTTAGATGGCAGATTATATAATCGAACCATCGGTTAAATCGGTCAAAATCTGTTGATGTTCTCGTATACTAGTATAAATTTAGCGCGTACTGGCAATATAACTGCATAAACATCCGTTATGTGATATATATTCGTTCCCGACAAGTAAAACACGCAAAGGAACGAAAATGCCAACCTACCAGAAACAAACAGATATCGTCTACAGCGTAACACTCTTCTGTAGCGATCAAGAACAAGTAGAATCCATAGAGAAACAGTTAGAGGCCTTACAAGGCGTAATCTACGTTGAGATGGCCCAGCAAGGAAAAGAATTTCTTGCTGAAATACAGAAACAAATGGCGAGAGAAGACAACGGCCAAGACCATAGCGAAGAACCAACATTCCATAAACTACTGAACGTCATATGCAAATCGCAAGAGCACTCAGACCTCATACTAGGTTTAGCGAAAGCAAACAGTATTCGGACTGTAATAACGAACACTAATATACGTATCTGCTATTTCAGGTAGAAAGATTTTGCCCGGGCCGCATGATGTGTTGTCTAGGAGGTATATAGAGAAACGACCCGGGCCTGCTCACAGCAGCTTGTATAACGCTTAAACGAACATAACAAACATAGATAAAAACATGCACATGGATAAACCGGTATAAAGCCAAAACTTCTTATGCCTACCAAAAAATGTTGCCTTAATAGGTAACGCCGCTACCCATATTAAAGCTAAAACTTTCATAGCGATAAAACTTTGCGCAAGCACTAACAGAAAAGGCGCTATTAGTAACGCATCCATTGTTACTACTGCTACAGCATAACTAAACGTATCAGAATAAGATTCCGTCTCATTCTCGTAATCAAACACAGGTTCAGACACTACAGGATCTGTTAAATACATATTATTCCCTTTACACACGGATATAGTGAGCCAGACAGCTCACGTTTTACAAGACAACATGCTAACGACATGCTTATACAGTATAGAATACCACATGCCAGCCAAGTGTCAACTGTAGCGAACTGGTTTCTCCAAAAAGTAAGTGATATGCCCATTAATGCTATTAGGAGTACTCGTCTGCAAGGCCAGGCCATCGCCAACAGCAGTCTCAAGAAGATGCGCAGTGGGCGACCCAATCATAGACACACCATTACGCGCATTATTTAATAGAAACAAAGGCCCTGAAAGCAAAAGAGTAGAACCACTTCTCCACGTAATAGTGTTGTCAGGATCAGCCGTAACGCAGTACGAAACAACTTTGATCTTATAGCCAGTAACACCATTGATCAAATTAAAAGTTGAAGGGCTAGCTAGCGGCCCAATCGATAAAAACTGTAAGTTCCTACCTTTTCCTGTTAAATCTTCCTCAAACATTTTACGAATACGACACAGACTGCTCAAGATAATACGATAAGTGACCGCCAATTGAAAAATTGCCGCCAACATTCAGCACCAAAGTGGCATTAATAGCAGTCTCTAGAAGATGGCTACTAGGCTCAGAAGCTATACAAATCGAGCTAGATCCAGAGTTAGACAACCTCATTGAACCGCTAAGAGGTGTGTTGCCAGACTTCCACTGCACAGAAACATTATTGTTAGCCGTTAGGCAATAAGAAACAACCTTAATTTTTTTATTGATATCCGCTCCGCTTGGGGCCGGGATGAGACCATAATTGCCAGCACTAGCTGCAGTATTAATACTAATAAAAGAAAGATTTCTGCCTAAACCAGTACGTATACTCATACTATAATTATATATGCTAATATTATAAAAATCTATGCAATTTACCAATACTGCACAAGCAACAGAATTCATCAAAAAGCTTCAAAATATCGACATGATATTTGAATGCGCAAACGAAAACTGTGCAGAACACGGCAACACATGGTTAGCATCAGCAACAAAAGAACTAGGCTGGTGCACACTAGATATTGACGAAGCCGATACCTGCAAAGAATGCGGCGAAATCGGGCAGAACGTAGATTACGAGTATAGCTACTAGTTAGATCTGCCCAAAAGCTCGAAAACAGTAAAAGCAAAAACGATCGCAGACCCGCTTATGCTCAAAGCGAACCCGATCATACTCCTACGTAAAGATCGAACCTCATCCTGGATACTATTAATTGATTTTTCCATACTCTCTATTTGTTGATCCATCCTGGCAGCATGCACCAAAGACTCAGTAAACCGCGACTCAGTGAATTTAGTGAACCCATCCTCCAAAGCCGTCAAACGCCTCTCAAAACCATTGTCAGCAGAACTAGGCATCGACTCTGAACCTAATAACATCAAGCGATAACCACACATTAGAACCACTACGCACAACCACCTGCCCATTATCAAGCACGTCAACAGTGCCTATAGCACTATTACTAATAACAGGGAAAGTGAAATAAACATCCGGACGATAATTCGTAGGCAAAGTAAACACAGTGCTAGGCACAGTACCGCTCTTAACCATACCCTTCAAATGGACAACACCGAAAGGGTCCTTATAAAAAGCGGCGGTATTATGCAGCCCGTCATAATTTACCCAAGAATTCTCAAAAACAGGGGCGCCCGCAGAATCAACCTCAGTCCAACTCTCAACCGGCAACAAATTCTCAAGACGCAGCAAACGATCGCCATAACTCTCAAGCACACTATACAAATCTTTTTGCGATAAATACTTACTCATGACGCAATAGTTTGAATCTCACCCAATTTCTCATTACCATACTCATCAATATCAATCGAAACATCAAACACCCTCACAGGTTGCCGTTCAACGCTAACAGACTTATATTTAGCCGTTAAATAAACAATATCACCAATACCATACTCATCAAAAATTCTCGGTATACGCGCAGAACCATCATACGGGAAAGGCGTAAAACTATAAGTCTTAAAAGGCTGCAAGCGATAAGCAGTTTCAGCGCCAGCATAAGCAGTCAAAATATCGGCATCAACAACATCAGACAACGAAACACTATCCTCATGCAAACCATAAGAAGCAATAGAATCAGCATCATAAGCAACACCAGTATGATACTTACCCTTAATAGACATCCTATTAGCCAAAATAGAACTATCAACAGAAATATTCATATCAGCAACATTTCGCGGCCCCCAGTTGTAACCAAACTCAACATCCGTACGGTTAGAACCAAGACCGTTGATAGTGCCAACGATATTATCGTAATATATCGTCATTTCTCGCGTTAAAGGGTCAATGCCCCAGTCAAAACCTGCCTCCATCGCCACAAGCGTATCAATAGCCACATTGTGCTTAGTACCAGCCTGAAATGTTATCTCTCTTGTCTGAGAAGCGGTAACATCGCCAATAGTGATAGGCGTAGCCACTATACCGTTAGTTCCTCCTTCAACAAAGATAGCGTTATCGAAATCAACACTTTTGCCTGAAGAATCGGTGTGAGAAGCAGAAAAAATAGCGTAAGCTGCTGTAGCCGGAGCCGTCACAGTACCGCTAATAGTATCTGTTAAATCAGAGGTAACAGAACCAGAATAATTAAGCGTATCGGTGGATATTAAAGCTAAACCGGATGTGTACCATTTCACGCGAATCCTAATAGTGCTCCCATAATTTGTAGAAGGAGTATGGAAATCGATATAGCAAGAATACGTGGAACCAACAGTCACATCGATGTAGTCAGTCGCTACAGAAGCCTCAGACGTGCTGCTGGAGGTCACAGTAAGCGAGTACCCGCCAGTGGTTGACCAATCATTATTCTCAGTAGTGGAACAGTTAGACTCCGTCCAGCCGGCGCTACCAGCCTCAAAAGAATAATTCTCAATCAAATTCACCAAATACGTGGTGTGGTTAGCGTCACTTAAAATTCTTGAGGCGATCTCGCCAGCGTCAATGTCAACAAACTTAGAATTGAACTTAAGCTCACGGTGGCTAAGAAGGTCATACCAGCCAACGCAATTAATAGTTATATCCTCAGAGGACATCTGTATCGACGATGTCCAGATAGGGCCAGACCAACGAGCAGTAGGCACACCATCACTATTATCACAGTAAGCAATAATGCACCTAACGACATCGTAACCAATAACCTCAGTAGCCATATCATCAGAAAGCTTAATGACACAGCTCAAAGCGCCACTTTTGTTCAAACCAATAGAACTCAACTTTTTACTTCTAGCTGATTTCAGCCAACCGATTGGCGACATATCAGAAGAATCAGCCAACATAAATTTCCAATTACGGTTAGAATCACCCACGGTTACATCCAAGTATTGCGGAAAAAAACAGTGAGTTTAGGCGCGTCAAAAAGACTACTAGACAAAATGCTTATCCTATTCTCGCCAGGGGCTAGCACAATATCCTTACTCTCAATATTGAGCTGCGAAAACTTATTGTTATCAGATACATCACGCAACGTACTATTGGCAACATCATATTCGTAATAAGTCGAAGCCGATATACCACCATCAATAGTCATTGAACGGTAAGAAGTCTCACCATCAATATATGTTTCGTTAGTTATCGTAGTATCAGCAAAAGGCCCATACAACCTAATAACAGGCCTAGCGTTAAAATTGCCATCATTATAAATAGTTAACACCTGATGGTTAAGAGCCAAAGGCTCAAGACGATAATCATCAAAAGGCATATTGTAAGGCACAGAAGAGAAAAACAACCCAGCCTTACCCTGTCTGCCAACACCGAAACTGTTCACGTCAGAACCAGAGAGAGTATCTTCAAGAGTTACGCTGGCCGATAGCCCTGATTGGTAAGGGTCAGTGGCCCAATGCTCAGCAGACAACATGTTGCCACTAGCAGCCGTCCTAAACCAGTACGAAGTAGAGGCAGATAACGTGAACATACTAGACGTAGCTAAAGTAGTAATATCAGTATTAACAGTGTTAATGCTTAAATAGCTTGAAGCGCCATACGCATGGACTTTATAAAGCAGGCCAAATGTTGCCGATAACCGTCTATGCATCTGGCCAATTTCCCAATTAGTAACAGACCCAGTAGTAGAATACTTGATAGTAGTACGAAGATCACTAGGGTCATAACCCATAGAGTTTCTATAAACCTGGTTAGTAGAACCAGCAGTCGCATAAAGAGCGCCATTGGAAACAACCAGCCCAGAACCAGTATCGTAAGTGTAGTAAGGAGAAGCAGAAATACTATCAGAAGAGAACTCGTCAAGTATCCCGAAATCGATAGTTTGCTCAATCTCGTTAGCTGACTCAAACCAAGGCTTAGAAGCCCTCAAAGTTAACTGGAAATCCCTGTAAAGATTACTCCCGTTAGATTGTTGCTCAGACATTTGTATAGCGGAATATTTACGGCAATTAATGCGAATATCCTCACCACCATAACTAATAGCCGAAGCCTTCAAAAAATACAGAGGGTTTTCCTTTAAACCACTAAATGCGAAACGGAAAGCCTGCTGCATATCACGTAACTTATTGACGTTAAATGCCTCTATCCTACCCTCAAAAGTGATAGTGCGGCCACCATACCAAGCCTCGAAAGGAGTCTCGCCATGATCGGCAGGGTTAACATCCCTACTATCACGAATCTCAGCATCCTGCAACCCATCAATCTTAGTTATCCTGATCTTATCGATATACTGGCGGTCATGCATCACCAAATTGTTGTACTGAAAACGGCACTCTAGCCCGCCTGGCTGCGATGTGCCACTTCCAGGCATGGCAACTGTTGCCGATCCTGCAGCAAGATTAGCCTGAATTGTTTCAAGAAGAATAGGCATAAAATTCTACGTAAAAGGTTGGGTCCACACCCAAAGTTACCGCCATCCCACGTATTTAACTGGACAGTAGCTTTACCGCTTAATCTGGCGGCAACTGGTTTAATCACATCACCAGCGTTTAATTTACGAGTGAAAGTTTTAATTGCTAATTGGTTGCCTAAGCCGCCGCCAGATCCTTGGCTAACAGTCATTTGATCAACATGCAAGCTATCCATGCCTAGTGAATAGCCACCATTAATCATCATAAAAGGTATAAATGATGATGTAGTAGCGCCGTTAACATCAACAAAGAAATTCACGCTAAATTGATAGATACCAGTTACCGGAGCAGTATAGTAATAAGTACTAGCACTATTGTTATAATTATTGCCAATATGATATAAAATGTAGTTAAAAGGTACAACAAAAATACCATTGCCACTCATTAAAGAATTGAAAGTGCCATAGCTTCCTTCCCCAACAGCGCAAAAAGCGCCATAACCAGGGCCATACGAATCCTTCGCCAAAGACTCATAATAAACACCCTCGACATGCGGCATAGAAGTCCACTGAATAGTTTTAGTAGTAAAAGACGCTGGGCTATTAGTATCCTCGATCCTGATATCGTAAACACCGGGTTCAGCAAAAAAATCAACATCGCCACTAGTTGAATTAAACGGGTTAGACTTTAAAGTCGCCCCTTCAGCATTCTCATATAAAGTAGACAAAGTTGTAGTGCCAGCCTCATACACAGTAACCTGAGTAGTTGTAACAGCATTACCATACTGGTCTATAGCAACATTATTATATTGTGCTCTTGCCATCAAATCTCCTAAATTGGGTAAAGAGGGAACAAAGTAAAAGTACTATACGCATTACCGCCAGCCTCAACATCAATAGTCACACCAGTAGTCACAGACAACCTAGTAGTCTGACCAACAAGCAAACGAACCATCATCACACCAGTAAAACTATTAAAACCAATATTAGACTGCATATAACCAAAGTTATAGCTACCACCCAAACCATCACCATAACTAAGTATCGGGCGGGCAGCACCAGAAGTCGTAACAGCAATAGAATAAGTCATAGTCACAAAACCAAGATAAACAGCATCAAACGCGGCAGTATAAATACCCGTAGAAGCATTAAAAGCATCCGGGGTGCCAGTAGTATTTTTATTCACAGTAAAACTAAGCGGTGTAGCACTACCAACCGGAGGGTACCTACCAGCGTTAGCAACACTTCTAACAGTAGTCTGGCACAACGCGCCATAAGCCAAAGACTCACGATCAGTAGCGAAATGAGCCCACTCAACAGCCTCATCAGCAATAGTTTGCGGTATCACACCATCAACAGCCGGAATAGCATCAAAACGCACAGTACGAGTAGTATAAGCAGCGGGCGAACCCTCATCAGAAATTACAACATCGTAACTGCCAGGCTCAACCCAAAAATCTATATAGCCAGTGCTAGCATTAAACGGGTTACCTTTCAAAGTAGAACCGCTCTCATTTGCATAAACAGTAGACAAAGTAGACGTACCATAGTTATAAACCGTTACAAGAGTACTAGTAACAGCGTTACCGTATTGATCAATTGCTGTATCAGAAAATTGCGATCTCGCCATTACAACATTATACCTTTTATGACCTGCCTCTTGAAGATAATTCCCACCCAATTATCTTCCCAATTGCATTAGGATCAGGGTACCCACCAGCCTCATTAATATTCACATGTATATTAGTATTTGAATCATTATTGACCATGCTAGCCGGTGTAACTTTCTCGCCAGCATGAAGATGGAACAAACCTTCTTTTTGTATAAAACCACCAGAAGCCATCTGCGGAATATCATAGTTAGATAACAAACCGCCACTACCATTGAATACCGCTTGACGGAACTTCTCCCACGCGCTAGTAGTGAAAGTTTGCTCTTTCATTGCGCCTTCAAGATCTTCAATAGCGGCAGTATTTTCTTGCACGGCAGCTTCATTTTGCAAAATAGCGTCAACCAATGAATAGAACTGGTCAACCTGTTCCTGGATCATTCCAGAAAGATCCGTGTTATTAACAATCGTATTCACAGCTTCAACTAGATCTTTGCCAGATAAAGAAGTGAAAGAACTATCCAAAGTGCCACCAAGGAAATCATTCAAATAAGACTTAAGGGAACTTCCTTGGGAAACCAGAGTGTTCCCTTTAGACGTGGCTAAGTCATAAAGGTAGCTAGTGTCGGTTTCGCCCATCATATCGCCGATAGCTTTAATAATTGATGATGATGTGTCCGATACACCAGCCAGGAAATTAGCTGACTTATTAGTAGCATCAATTTTTTGCTGTAACGCGGCAACAGTATTCTGTTCAATAGCTAAGGTATTTTCCAATATACTTGCATCAAGATCAGCGATAGACTGAGTCAAACTATCAGTCAAAGTAGTGTTACCAGCTGATATAGCATCAGACAGAAGCTTCGTTAAAGAACTTTTCTGCGATTCAAGCACACTGCCTTTATCGGTCAGCAACGAGCCAAGAGTAGTATAGTTAGCTTGGCCGAGATTAGAGATAGAAGCAACACGCTGCTGAATATCGATCAAACTCAACTTGTTAGAAGCGCTTTGATTAACAACATCAATAGCAGTACTAAGCTTCTCAGTAGTTAGCTCAGTAATAGAGGTACTAAGATCATCAATCTGTGCCTGTATCTTATCCGCCATCTCCGTATCACCAAACTTTTGTGCAGTAGCCAAAGCAGTCTTAAGATCAGTAATCTCAGACTGCACAGAACTGATCTGGTCATCAATCAGAGACGGTATAGACGAGATATTGCCAAGAGTATTAGCGATACGTTTCTTAAGATCGATCGCCGCGCCACGCTTATCAGCACTATTCTGTGCGCTAGCGACCTGCGCATCAATAATAGTGCGCTGCTGATTATAACGAGCCTCAACATTATCAGCTATAGCAGAATCAAGGCTAGACAAACTATTCTCTAAAGCTTTCTGGGAAGCCTTAAGCTTAGACAGTTTAGACTTATTAGCCTTCTTGCCCTTACCTTTCTCAGCTCTAATCTGCTTCTCAATCAACGAAAGATCATCCTGCGTCTTATTGCGCGAAGAAGAAAGCAAAGACCCTTCACGCTCAAGCTCGACCATGCCAAGCTCAGCAGTCTGAGTATCGTCAAGAGTCTTAGTAACCTCAGTAGGAGCAGTCAACCGGTCACGCTGCCTACGCAACCGAGCCAAACGTCGCTTGCTCGGCTTACGCTTGCTCGATTCTTTCAAAATCTTCTTGTTTAGAGAATCAAGTTTCTCAGCATCGTCAGTACTAGATTCAGCTGCACTACCAGCGAAAGTCTTATTCTTAACGAAAGCCTCGAACTTGCTTCGCATCTGCTCCAAAGAATCAAGCAATTGAGCCACAGGCCCATCGTCACTAGTGAGCTGACGCACAATTTTCAAAATAGCTTTCATGCCTTTACGGCCAGTAATAGCCTTCATCAGGCTAGAAGACATGTCAGAAATTAAGCTATTGAACTGCTGTATAGGATCATCGATCTTCTTCACGTATTTTGTGGCAGAACGTCTATCAGAAGAGGATAAACCAACCTCTCCGCCATCAGCGAAATGGCCAGAACGAGGGTTAAAGCCAAACATTTTACGCAACTTGCCAGGCCCACCCAACATCATCTGCTGCGCCCTGTTTAAGATCATTTCGCCAGCATGAGCCACAACAGGTATGGCCTGCCCCTCACTACCAGGCAGCTCACCACCATCAGCGTACCAATGAGGCGATTGCGCGTTCCAGAAGCTCAAAGCCCTGCTAGGGGTACCGTAACGCTCACGGATATAGCCGAGGCCCCACTTTATTTGTGTAACAGGGTTAGTGCGCCAGTCAGGCCCAGCAGCGGCCATCTTAGTGCCAGGCAACGCTTGAGGGATACCGTACGCCCCAGAGGAAGCGTTCTTAGCGCTCTGATTCCAACCAGACTCGCCATCCCACAGCCTGCGTAACGCAGGCCACTGATTAGCGTTGAACCCGGAAGCTAACATTATTTTCTTGCCAAGAACCAAATTCTTAGAAGGAGTACCACCACCGGCAAAACCTTCACTTGAATCCATAGAAGTACTATCAGCTTCTTTCAAACTTTCCTTAATGCGTTTGCGGTAAGCGCCCCATACTGTGCTTAACATCCCCCGGAATGGTCCGGCTTTCTCCTCTTTAGCAGGGTCATCGCCAATAAACTTTTTCACCCAAGAACCAAAATTCTTGATAGCGTTGCCAATCCACTTAAACGCGCTGCTTACACCAGAACCTTTCAGCAAATTGCCAAGGCCCTTGATGATGCCACCGAAACCGCTAGTTAAAGCTTTAACTGACAAGCCAGCTGTAGCGACATGGATATGGTTATCGTGCTGTGCCTGCAAAGCTGGGCTACTAATTTTATGGCCGCTCTTGTACAATCCGGCCGGCCCGAAAAGCTCTGCAAAAATGCTGCGCAATGGGAACAAAATCTTCCATAAAGAACCGAGATTATTGACAGAGTCACCGAAATCAAGAGCCTCACCGCCACCAGCATAATGGTAGGAACTAGGCGCGTGTTTACCATCATGAGCAGAGGTCACGTTATAGCCTCTAGCGAACATCATATTCGCCAACAACCTAGCGGTTGGTTGGCCAGGTGGCTGCGCACCCTGTACGTACCCGCCTTTGGCGAACTCGTAATCTGGTTTTACACCAGTTTTTGCTAAGAACCGGCCAAGCAATCTCGCTGTATTAGAGGCATGTTTAGGGTCGGTGGTTAAAACAACTTCGTCATAACCTGCCTCACCCATTTTTGCGACGATACCGCCAGGGCGCGCTTTAATCACACCGCCAGAAGCGAAAGCCTTATCGAAAGCTGGCATAGGGTCTTTAGGTATACCGCCACCAGTTAGCTTCTTAATGCCAGGCAAGTTAGCGATCTTCCCGGCGCCATTCGCTATACCGTTAATGATCTTACGGACGATATTGTAGATCGCCTCGAAAACGCTAGTGAAAATGTCTTTAATGCCTCCGGCGACAAACTTGAAAGCATCCTTAACTTTCCCGGCAGCACCTTTAACCACACTAGCGAACTTGTCCCAGAAGCCGTCTAATCGCTTGAGAATCCACTTAAATGTGGAACTAACACCAGATTTCACATCGTCCCAAACGTTGTGGAACGCGTTAACTATACGACGGCCAATTCGCTTAACTACTGACCATGCATCACCAAGAAAATCAGCCACAGCATGGTAGACTCTCCGCCATGCCCGGATCCACCACCTAACAACATCCCCAATAGGACCGTCAACAATCCAATTAGCAATTTTAGTGATAATACGTTTCTCAACCTTATAAGCATCACCAAGAAAATCAGCTATAGCATTGTAAAGTTTCTTAAATTGTTTAATTATCCAAACTATTGCGTCGCCTATTGGCCCTCCGCCAATCCATTTAGCAATAGAAGTAATTACTTTAACGGTGATTTTTAATAAGTCATATAAAATTTTTGCTGGAACTGCGTAAAATTTTATGAAGAGGCCAATAATGAATTTTAATGCTGTGCCTATAGGGCTTTTTATTATTGCCGAACCTATAACAGAGAACGCATGGCCTATAGCTTTTGCTGCAACAACAACCGCATGGGCGGCTTTGCTGAGCGCAGGCCCAACATGTTTAGCAACCCAGCCAAAAGCCTTCTTAAAAGCATCACCAATAGCTTCTATAGTTGGCCGCAGAAAATGAAAACGTTTATCAAGTAATAATACCGCTATTGCTAAACCAGCAATAATAGCAATGACTGGGTTGCTAGCTATCGCTATTCTTAAAATACCGAGTTGTGCCACTAAAGTTCTTATTACGACCACTAAAAATTCTATAAGTTTAATAAATTTTCCTATAGTAAATGCAATACCAATAAACGTGGCGCCCCATTTCGCTAGATCTTTAATGACAGGCAAATTTAAAAATTTTAAAACAGCAGATGTAAAAGTACTAGTAACCTTCAAAGTGTTATTTAACGCAGGTACAAGCACAGTAGAAAGAACATCGGCAAAAGCCGCCATAGACTGCGCACCGCTACCTTTAAAAGTATCAAGCATTAACTTACCAATAGCTCTGAAAGTTTTTGCTGTAGCAGCGTTCAAAGTGTTAACTGTCGCCCAGAAAGATTTGCTCTCTTTCTTCGACTCCCTAATATTATCCGCAGTACGGTGCAACGCATTACCCATATCAGTAACTGTCTTAAGGCCACTAGCAGCACCACCAGAACTGCCAATAGCAAGGAATAGATCAGCTACACCACTTAAAAGATTGATCCACGCTTTTAAATGTTTCTGGCCACGAACAAAGAAATTTTCGAGCCTAGCAGTGTTCCTAGAACCTTTCTCAATCTTTTCTGACCAACGTTCAAAACCTTTAACCATCCACTCAACAAATGGTCTACCAGCCATAGCCAACCTACCAATAGCGAGACTCAAATTAGCGAAAGCCTTAGTCAGATGAGGAAGATTTTTAGCGGCAGCCTCAGTTAAACCAGCGAATATTTTTTGGCCTTCAGAGCCAGCAAAAACACGCGAAATAGTTTTAATGCCATCACGCATAACTAAAGAAAGCTTATTCAAAGCTTTCTGTATACGGATATTCTCAACAGCTTTCTGTGCCTGCCCAACAGCGAACGTGAAACCATCAATAATGTTTGATTTAACACCCGCCATCGCACGCTTAACAGAAGCCTGCAACGACATGATAGCGGCAAACAATCTCTTCTCAGCAGGAGAAAGCTTAGCCATCGCCGTAGCAAGAGCATCACTGCCAGCAGCCATCGACAGAGAAGATTTAGCGGCTTCACGTTGAGCCTCAGCTAAATCACGGGTAGCATCAGCAAGCTCTTTCCGTGCCGCAAGGACCCTATCGCTACCTTCAACACCAGCGTTAAGAGCGCCGGCGAGATCAGCTTTCCCTCGCCTCTCCGTAGTGCGTGTCTCTTTAATATCTAATTTTGCTGATTTAAGATCGATAGAAGATTCAGCGGCGCCCGTTAAATCGCCAGAGATACGGGCGTTACGCAAACTCGCCTGTGTCTGCTCAATACTTAGATTCGCTTTCTGGCTAGCAAGCTCAGCACGTTTCTGGGCCAAAACCATGTCCTCAAGTTCACGCCTGGCTTCTTTCCTAGCATCAGTAAGTTTCTTCTGTGCCTCAATAACCCTTTCCTGAGCGTCTTTAACGCGCTGCTCAGCTTTAGCCTGTTTATCCGCAGCATCGCTAACGCTAGCAGAAGACTTAGCCGCCTGATTATTAGCAGCTTTCACTGCATTTAAAGTGTTCATAACACCTTTAAGAGAAACAGCTAATAAACCTATAACAGGTACAGCCTGGCCAGCGGCAGCAACAAGACCAGCGCCTAAAGCGCCAGCGGCGACACCAGCAGAATACGCAACAGATAACAATTGGGCGCTAAGTTGTACTAAAATGGTTAAAATAGGCGATAAAGATAGAAGCGCTAACCCACTTACGCCAAAATCGCGCATAGATTGGCGAGCTCTTGTCATATCATCAGAAATACTTCTAGCGCGCACACCAATTCTGTGCAAAGATTCACTGGCCCTATTAGTATCGCTTTCTAACCCGCGAAAACCATTACGAAAATCAGTCGAAGCGGACTTCAACTTGCGAAAGTTGTTCTGAATACTCTCCGTAGTACTGTGAAAAGACTTACGGAACTTACCAACTTTACTCTCTACACTTTCAAAATCAGCCTCAAGTGACCTAAACGAAGCACCGAAACCCGACATAGAACGCTGCAAATGATCAGAATCATCACGCGTACGCTTAAACTGCGTGCGTAAACTAGCAGCAGAATTCTCAACTTTCTTAAACGCGCGCGAAGCAGCATCACGCGCAGTAATAAGAATACTGATTTTTTCTTCATTCACTATGTCACCAGCGGCGACATCATGTTTGATCTATGTCTGGTTGTTCCCCATGTTCTTTCCGCTCCGGCAATGCACGCCCTGTCTCGTAAGCGTCGATCCACTCCATGCCGCGCTTCCCGGCAAGGAAGAAAGGATCTTCTTTCATACGTTTCTCTACATCTGTAGTGTCCTGGAATAAACTGTCGATAGCTGACTGGAACCTGTCCTCCATCTCCTGAATAACCTGTGTCTTGTTCGCGTCCTTCTGATCGTAATTCGGGTTCGAATGAATAGCGTTGATATGCGCAAGCTTCTGCAAAGTTAAATCCTCCACAATTTTGCGGCGAGTAAAACTTTCGTAAAATACCTCGAATCTGCCTGAAGGCCACCTTAAAATATCCTCTACTTTTTCTGAGTGGTTCGCTGTGTAGACTTCGAGCGCTTCGATGATCCCTTGCTTCCTTGACCGAACGTCGTCCTCCACCGTTCCTGCAGACGCTTGATCTTGTTTTCGAAAAAATCCCTGATATCACCCGCGTTCTGATCAAAAAATGTTTCAACTATCCGCAAAGCATCATCATCACTCAAACCACCATCATCAGTAGACTGGTCAATCGCGACCGCAGCCCACCCACGCTCATCAGCAGGAATATCGAGAACGATACAGAAAAAAGTTCCAAGCACATCAGGAGCAAAAATAGAAACCTTCGCTATGCCCTGAATAAAAACATCAGCACTAAACTCATCGCTACCACTACCGATAATAGAAGATAAAGAAATACCATTCTCACCAGATGTGGCCGCATCAAGCGCGTTACCAAGATGAGCAAAAAGTTCAATCTTACGCATAAAACTAAGCTTCTTCTGCGTATAAACTCGCTCCTCACCATTATACTTTAATTTAACAGTCACTACATTAGTAGATTCAACCAAGTGGCCCACACCATTATTATCATTATCAGTCACTGTGTCATTGACTTCAGTCATCAATATTACATCTCCTTAATAGCTAATCAGCTAACTCTTTACTTTCAATATAAACTTTTGCCGGCAAGTACTCATTTTTAACAATTTCATACGAATCACGCATAAAATGTTGGCCCTCCTGGCCTTTAACTTCATTAGCAAAAAACGTTTTACCATTTTCCTCCCATGCTAAAACATTACCAGTTTTAGGCCTAATTGGTGAACCTTTTTTACCAAAAATACCAGTACCATATTCAACATATTTAGCGTAAGGGGCGAGCTTGCCAACTTTCACATAAGCAGCATAAACACCTCCACCAATATTTATAGGGCCCTCGCTCTCAATTGAACGTTGCAAGTTGCCAGTTATTATAGGAACTTTGAACTTAGCCGTAGAAACCAGGTGATCAGCAGTATCAGAAACAATCTGCCTAGCACTATGCGCAGGATCCTTTGACTGCAGCTTAAGTTGCAGCTTATCATCACCAATTACAATTATCGTCTCTTCGGCCATAACAACAGTTAATTACGCGCCCCGCCACTACACGGGGCGCGTAACATTATCTATGCACCAAGACTGCCACTAGTGTAGACAGAGCCAGCGCCACTAGCATCACCAGAACCAGACACTTTACGCTGAACATGCCTTTTAACGAAAGCCCCGTCAGTCTTGTAACTATCAGGGTAAGACACAGCGCTACCATCGGGCATTATGTTGCCATCACGCAAACTAGAGATAGTTTGCCCGCCGCCATAATTCTTTGGCCTACCATCCTTATACTCAACACCATCAGACACACTTGATGGGCCACTAGATAAAGACGGTCCTCCGCCAAATACTTGAACGATTTTCTCTTTAGCCATTTCAGCCTCCTATCACCTAACTAAACCTGGTCACGAATAATGAAGAACCTACTATTAACATCAGAGATCGATGTATCAGGAAGGCACTTAAACCGAACAGGGATCTGCTGCTGCTCGCCAGTCTTAGCGAAGTTGACGTTAGACTCCTGCGGCATCCTCTGAGCAATACGGAAAAAGAACCCGCGGACCTTATCGTCCTTACGCTTAAGAAGCACAGCCAACCTACGCCTAATGTAAGTAGTCGGAGCACCAATGCCAAGCTCTTTCTCAGAACCTGAACCAGGAGTAGCATCAGTAGTGATAGAAGAACCCTGCCAAGCAATCTGCATACGCTCAACAGTCATCTCAGCAAGGTTAGTACCTACAGAGACTTCCCAAGCATTAGGCAGAGAATCAATGTCGCCCTGGATCTGGTCAACATCAAAAGTTTCCTCAGTGTTGTTAATAGTTACCTGGATGCCACCTTTCGTAGCGCCAAGGTCATTCCAACCAGTCTGAGCCTCATAAGTAGACATGTTGATAACATCCCCAAGCTTAGTTGGGAATGATACCGTGATGCCGGCCCAGAGCAAACGGCCTGCTGTACGGACAAAAGATTCATCATTAATTGATGTCCTAAAAAAATCAGTAGCCATATTTATTTACCTCCTAACGGTCAATATCTTTAGAGCCTTTAACAGGCCTCTTAACTTCTTCATCCTGCCGGTCATCGACTTTCTCAAATACAGCAATCGCAGAAACTTTTGCGTACTCAGCAGGGGTTAAATCAACAACCCCGTCAATACCAACAGATCTAGTAACATCGCCAGCCGCGTTGCGTTCAAGCGTGATGCTCGTTGTATAGTCATACAAACCTAGATTTCGCACATATTTGTATTTAGCCATGTGCTAACCTCCTTTACCATATACTTTGTGGGTTAATATACGAATCGACGGCATACTCAATCCTTGAGTTCTGCCAAAGAAATCTCGGGCCCCTACTTTTCTCTTCTCTACGCACGAACAAATCAGTTATCAAAATGCGTGCGGGGCGCTGCAAATTAGGGAAAGCGCCATCAAACCCTGTGAAACGGCCAAGCACATTCACAACAGCATCAGTAGTGCGCTGAATACGCTTATTGACAACCTCTTCACCATCCTCTTCTGTACCTTTAACCATAACCTCGACATATAAACGGTTAGAGTACTTATCGAGCTGGTCAGGCTGCTCAGCATCAGGCGCAGCATCATAAGCCATGCAAGAAATGTTCGGGTAAGAAGTTATGGGCGCCTCTAAAAGCGAGGGGCGGTGCCCTAAA